GCAGTTGATAAACTCTTAAACATATTATCTGGTATTGCATAACTAGTTTGTGTAGTAGTTGATATACCTTGTATTGTTACTGATGCGTTAATATTTGAAAATGCGTTTGAATTAACAGTAACAGTTGGAGATCCTGTATAACCAAGAATTATTGTTGCTAGATAGTTACAACCGTTAAAAGCACTTACACCTATAGTTGTAACGCTATTTGGGATACTTACTGATGTTATTGCTGTAGAACCATTAAAAGCATTTTGACCAATTGTGATTATATTTGTTGAAATTGTCACTGCTGTAGTAGTCGATAAACTGCTAAATAAACCTGTTGTAGATGTTGCACCTGGAATTATACTATTATTGGTTATTGTACCTTGTATTGTTACTGATGCTTTAATATTTGCAAATACGTTTGAATCTACTGTCACTGTTGTTGATCCTGTATATCCAAGATTAATTGTGGCTAGATTGGAACAATATTGAAATGCACTTGCACCTATAGTTGTAACGCTATTTGGAATACTTACTGATGTTATTGCTGTATTGGGTGATGCAGATGAAGTCCCTGAGAAAGCATTTTGACCAATTGTGATTATACTTAATGAATCTGTTGCCGTACTAATTATCACTGATGTATTATTAGTTGATAAACTGCTAAATAAACCTGATGTACTTGTAGTTCCTGGAATTATACAACTTAGTGTTGTTCCTTGTATTGTTACAGTTGATTTAATACCTGTAAATGCAGTTGTTCCAACAGTAACAGTTGTGGATTCTGTATATCCCAAATTAATTGTAGTTAGATTGGAACAATCTTTAAATGCACTTGTACCTATACTGGATACACTTGCAGGAATACTTACTGATATAATTGCTGTAGAACCATTAAAAGCATTATTACCAATTGTGATTATACTTAATGAATCTGTTGCCGTACTAATTATCACTGATGTATTATTAGTTGATAAACTGCTAAATAAACCTGATGTAGATGTTGCACCTGGAATTATACAACTTAGTGTTGTTCCTTGTATTGTTACAGTTGATTTAATACCTGTAAATGCAGTTGCTCCAACAGAAGTAAGTACTGTGCCTCCTTTATATCCTAAATTAATTGTGGCTAGATTGGAACAATATTGAAATGCACTTGCACCTATATTTGTAACGCTATTTGGAATACTTACTGATGTTATTGCTGTATTGGGTGATGCAGATGAAGTCCCTGAGAAAGCATTTTGACCAATAGTCGTTATTAAACTGGTAGTATTAGGATTACTAATATTAACTCCTGTACTTGCAGTTGATAAACTCTTAAACATATTATCTGGTATTGCATAACTAGTTTGTGTAGTAGTTGATATACCTTGTATTGTTACTGATGCGTTAATATTTGAAAATGCGTTTGAATTAACAGTAACAGTTGAAGATCCTGTATAACCAAGAATTATTGTTGCTAGATAGTTACAACCGTTAAAAGCACTTACACCTATAGTTGTAACGCTATTTGGGATACTTACTGATGTTATTGCTGTAGAACCATAAAAAGCATTTTGACCAATAGTCGTTATTAAACTGGTAGTATTAGGATTACTAATATTAACTCCTGTACTTGCAGTTGATAAACTCTTAAACATATTATCTGGTATTGCATAACTAGTTTGTGTAGTAGTTGATATACCTTGTATTGTTACTGATGCGTTAATATTTGAAAATGCGTTTGAATTAACAGTAACAGTTGAAGATCCTGTATAACCAAGAATTATTGTTGCTAGATAGTTACAACCGTTAAAAGCACTTACACCTATAGTTGTAACGCTATTTGGGATACTTACTGATGTTATTGCTGTAGAACCATAAAAAGCATTTTGACCAATTGTGATTATATTTGTTATTGCTGGTGTAGTAGTTGCTGCCGCAATTGTCACTCCTGTAGTAGTTGATAAACTGCTAAATAAACCTAGTGTAGATGTTGTACCTGGAATTATACAATTTGGTCCTGTACCTTTTATTGTTACTGATGCTTTAATATTTGCAAATACGTTTTCTCCTACTGTCACTGTGGTTGTTGCTGTATATCCAAGATTAATTGTAGTTAGATTGGAACAACCGTTAAAAGCACTTGCACCTATATTTGTAAGTGTATTGGGAAGGGTTACTGTTGTAAAACCAGTATTATTACAACTTTGAAAAGCACTTGCGCCTATAGTTGTAAGTGCAGTGGAAAGGGTTATTGTTGTAAAACCAGTACAACCTTCAAAAGCACTTGCACCAATAGATGTAAGTGAATTGGGAAGGGTTACTGTTGTAAAACCAGTACAACCTTGAAAAGCACTTACACCTATAGTTGTAACGCTATTTGGGATACTTACTGATGTTATTGCTGTAGAACCATAAAAAGCATTTTGACCAATTGTGATTATATTTGTTATTGCTGGTGTAGTAGTTGCTGGCGCAATTGTCACTCCTGTAGTAGTTGATAAACTGCTAAATAAACCTGGTGTAGATGTTGTACCTGGAATTATACAATTTGATCCTGTACCTTTTATTGTTACTGATGCTTTAATATTTGCAAATACGTTTTCTCCTACTGTCACTGTGGTTGTTGCTGTATATCCAAGATTAATTGTGGCTAGATTGGAACAATATTGAAATGCACTTGCACCTATATTTGTAAGTGTATTGGGAAGGGTTACTGTTGTAAAACCAGTACAACCATAAAAAGCACTTGCGCCTATAGTTGTAAGTGCAGTGGAAAGGGTTACTGTTGTAAAACCAGTACAACCTTGAAAAGCACTTGCACCTATACTTGTAACACTATTATTTGACATACTTACTGATGTTATTGCTGTAGAACCATAAAAAGCATTTTGACCAATTGTGATTATATTTGTTGAAATTGTCACTGCTGTACTAGTAGTCGATAAACTGCTAAATAAACCTGTTGTAGATGTTGCACCTGGAATTATACAATTTGATCCTGTACCTTGTATTGTTAATGCTGCTTTTATACCATTAAATACGTTTTCTCCTACTGTCACTGTTGTTGATCCTGTATATCCAAGATTAATTGTGGCTAGATTGGAACAATATTGAAATGCACTTGCACCTATATTTGTAACGCTATTTGGAATACTTACTGATGTTATTGCTGTATTGGGTGATGCAGATGAAGTCCCTGAGAAAGCATTTTGACCAATAGTCGTTATTAAACTGGTAGTATTAGGATTACTAATTATAACTGTTGTACTTGATATACTCTTAAACATATTATCTGGTATTACATAACTCGTTTGTGTATTTGTTGTTATTCCCTGTATTGTTACACTTGAAGATATATATGTAAATGCCCCCGCTCCAACACTAAACCCTGTTGGTGTGGCAGTATATCCAAGATTAATTGTGGTTAGGGGACAACCATAAAAAGCATTTGCACCTATACTTGTAAGTGAATTGGGAAGGGTTATTGTTGTAATAAAACAACCGTTAAAAGCACCTATACCTATACTTGTAAGTTCATTGGGAAAGGTTATTGTTGTAAAATTTGCATTACTACAATTTTGAAAAGCACTATTACCAATAGATGTAAGTGAATTGGGAAGGGTTACTGTTCTAAAACCAGTACAACCATAAAAAGCACTTGCACCTATACTTGTAAGTGTATTGGGAAGGGTTAATGTTGTAAAATTAGTACATAAATAAAAAGCCCTTTCGCCTATACTTGTAACATTTGCAGTGATACTTACTGATATTATTCCTGGTGAAGTATTAAAAGCATTTTGACCAATTGTTTTTATATTTGTTGAAATTGTCACTGCTGTATTAGTAGTTTCTAAATTGCTAAATAAACCTGGATATACTCCTGTTCCTGGAATTATACAATCGGTTGTTGTACCTTGTATTGTTAATGCTGCTTTTATACCATTAAATACGTTTTCTCCTACTGTCACAGTGGTTGTTCCTGTATATCCAAGATTAATTGTAGTTAGATTGGAACAACCGTTAAAAGCACTTGCACCTATATTTGTAAGTGTATTGGGAAGGGTTACTGTTGTAAAACCAGTATTATTACAACCTTGAAAAGCACTTGCGCCTATAGTTGTAAGTGCAGTGGAAAGGGTTACTGTTCTAAAACCAGTACAACCTTGAAAAGCACTTGCACCTATACTTGTAAGTGTATTGGGAAGGGTTAATGTTGTAAAACTTGTATTATTACAACCTTGAAAAGCACTTGCGCCTATAGTTGTAAGTGCAGTGGAAAGGGTTACTGTTGTAAAACCAGTACAACCTTGAAAAGCACTTGCACCTATACTTGTAAGTGTATTGGGAAGGGTTAATGTTGTAAAACTTGTATTATTACAACCTTGAAAAGCACTTGCGTCTATAGTTGTAAGTGCAGTGGAAAGGGTTACTGTTGTAAAACCAGTACAACCTTGAAAAGCACTTGCACCTATACTTGTAACACTATTATTTGACATACTTACTGATGTCATTGCTGTACAACCCCTAAAAGCATTTTGACCAATTGAGGTTATATTTTCTCCTTGTATTGTCACTACTGTACTAGCAGTTGATAATCTGCTAAATAAACCTGTTGTAGATGTTGCACCTGGAATTATACAATCGGTTGTTGTACCTTGTATATATACTGCTGGTCTAATACTTGCAAATACACCTGTACCTACTGTCACTTTTGTTTGTCCTGTATATCCAAGTTCAATTGTTTGAAGAGATGTACAATTGCTAAAAACATTTGCTCCTATAGTTGTAACGCTATTTGAGATAGTTACAAATGATAGATATAGACAATTACTAAAAGAATCCTGTCCTATTTGTTGAGTGGATGTAGAATTATTAAAATACACACTTGTTAAATACTGGTTATTATATAAACTGGAAGCAGTAATACTTACAACGTTGGCACCTATATATATACTTGTAACTCGTTTATCACTCATCGTTGTTCCAGATAAATTAAGAGTTGAACCAGTTGTAGTTACATTATATAAATATCCTGGAAGAGGAGTTCGATTATTAATAGCAGCATTTGTAAAAATTTGATTCCATACAGTAAATGGGGTGGCATCACCAGTATTTGAAAAATACAAAAAAGTATATTGAGGATATGTCTCTGGACCGAAACTGGATGCTGTTCCTCCTACTCCTGATCCTACTCCTTCTCCGTCCATTTATATTATATATAAATTTATAAATAATAAAAATATATTAAATTTATTATTTATCCTATAACACCATCAAAATTATTCTTATTACCAAACCACGTTTTTAATTCTAAAGTACGGTCTGTATTATTAGCACAAACCGGATGAGCTATTGGAATTACCAATGTACTTACATCATCCACATATTTAATGTAACCTTGTGCTTCGCCATATACCTGTTGTATGCAGTAATTCAAAACAATTTTATTTAATTCTTCTACTTGTTGAGTAATGTTGTTTGGTTGATTTGCCGAGTATTGTAAATATACACTTCGCATGATTACTTTAAGAGGTTCACAATCTTGCGGACCAATTAAATATTGACCATTTGATCTGTGATAAACTCCGGCGCGTATTCCATTTTGTATTATTTGAATATTTTGTTGAGAGAAAAAAGTTCTCGATAATGTTGTATCATCCCATAAACCTTCTGTTGGATTCCTAAATGTTACACACTGATTTGCCGGTATTTTATCAAACATAGAAAATAGTTTATTTGTATCAGGCGTTCTTATATCCACCCTTCCATTATTTATTCTATTCATTTATATTACTCAAATAGAAAAAATTATATCTTTATTTTATATATGAATTATTTTCAAAAAATTATTCTAATAATTGCCATTATAATTTTAATTCTTGCTTTGTTCTTAATTGGTCTTTCTATACGTAGTGCAAAAAGAAATATTGATTGGCCTCCGGTTATACCTAATTGTCCTGATTATTGGTTTATTGATGGTTCAGGTAACAATACAAAATGTATAAATGTGAAAGGTTTAGGAACTTGTAAACCACCAAAAGGTACTAAATACTTAACAATGAATTTTAATGTACCACCTTACATTGGTTCTAATGGCAATTGTGCAAAATATACTTGGGCTAATAATTGTGGATTAGCCTGGGATGGAATTAATTATGGCATTAATAATCCTTGTGCTGATCCATCAACTTTATCTTCATCATCGTCATCTAATAATAATTCTGGACGTTTTACAAGTTGGTTTTCATCCTTGTTTACTAGTAGGCAAAATTACAACTAGATCAATTAAATAACAGAAATAATAAAATAATATATTATTGTAAAATATACAATAATATTTTATGAGTGATAGTACTATAACTGCTATACATACACTGCCAGTCGAAATAGTTGATATTATAAAATCATATATACCAAATAGTAGTCTAATTTTTGCGAATAAATATTATTACACGAATTACCACTATTTATTGAAATATTTAATTCCAAAACATAATTTTGATAAATATGTCCGAGACATTATACGCAAAGACAATGATTTTGTTTTTCAATATATATTAAATGACACAATTGATAATTTATTTAAAATTAAAAATTATCTATATAAAAATATAATATATAAAAATTATCTATATTTTTTATCTGATTATTGCATTCAAAATAAATCTACTAATTGCAGAAATGTATTAAATGAATATTTGAAACTACGCTGTTTGTGTCAAAATCGACATAAAAAGAATACTTATATACATATAAGATGGAAAACATAAATATCAATAAAATTTTGAATAGAGAGGAAAAAGTCATTTCTATAAAAGATATTTTGACCAATTTTGAATTAAATAAACATGATTTACTTGTTAAAAAAGGTATTTATATTTATGGTGAACCTGGAAGCGGTAAAACCACATTTATTACAAATATTTTGAATGAATTAAATTATGATATTATCAATTATGATGCTGGCGACGTAAGAAATAAATCTGTTATTGATGATATCACTAAAAATAATATGTCTGATAAAAATATTATGAGTCTTTTTAATAAAAAAGTCAAAAATATTGCGATTATCATGGACGAAATAGATGGCATGAATAATGGTGATAAGGGGGGGATCAATACTCTTATTAAATTAATTCGCCCTAAAAAGACAAAAAAACAAAAGCAAGAAGAAGTCACTATGAATCCAATTATTTGTATAGGTAATTATCGTATTGATAAAAAAATTAAAGAACTTATGAAGGTTTGTAACGTAATTGAATTAAAAATACCTACACAGTCACAAATAATAAATATAATAAATGTTATTCTACCAAATATAAATAATTCTATCAAACAAAAAATTGTTGATTATGTTCAAGGTGATTTGAGAAAACTGAATAATATTTACAATATCTATAAAAACAAACCTGAATTAATTTTAAATAATATGATTGAAAATATATTTCAACTTAAATCTTATAGTGATGATACAAAAAAAATTACGAATAAATTATTCATGAATAATTATTCTATGCATGAGCATATTAATATTATGAATGAAACTGATAGGACAAGTGTAGGGTTGTTATGGCATGAAAATATAATTGATTTAATTGAAAAAATTGACAAAAAAGATTGTATTCCTTTTTATATTGAGCAATTAGAAAATATTTGCTTTGCCGATTATATTGATCGTGTTACATTTCAAAAACAAATATGGCAGTTCAATGAAATGAGTTGTTTAATTAAAATATTTAAAAATAATAAACATTTTCATAAATATTTCACAAATAAAACAAAAAATAAAATTCCTGAAATACGGTTTACTAAAGTATTAACAAAATATTCGACAGAGTATAATAATTATATTTTTATTCAAAATTTATGTCAACAACTCGGGATGGATAAAAAAGATATGTTTAGTTTTTTTATAGAATTAAGGGAAAATTTTGATGATATACAAGTTATTAATTTATTTGAAAATTATGAGATTACTAAATTAGATATTAATAGGATTTATCGATATTTAGAAAAATATATAACTGAAAATGCTAAAGAGATTGCAGAAAAAGATATTGATGGTGATTGTGATGTGGATTTTGAATTGGTTAATGAAGACATGTGATATTATTCATCAAATTGAAAATGAAAGTCTTTATACAAACCTCCTTCGGTTAGATTATTGGCATAATAATTGTAATAATTGTAATAATTGTAATAATTATTAATATTTGAATTAAGATTTTCTATAATATTCAATTTATTAAAATCATTATTATTATCATCTAATAAAAACTCTAATATTTGTTTTCTAATTAGATTTATTTTTATTTTTTCTAAAAGTTCCATATCTATATCTGAATCTTTTTGCGTTCTCTCATCCTTTCCCCATTTTGATAAATATACATTTATCATATTTGGAAATAATAATAAAAAAGACAGCATTCTAATCATAAATATATATTATTGTTTATTAGTATATATTTATACTTTATATTTTTAACTATTTTTTCCTATTTTTACATATTTTTACATATTTACTTGATTACTATTACTTCGCCATTTTTCTTTAATTTCATCACTAATTTCAGATAACAAATGACTTTCATATTGTTCAGGACTATCAAAAAATAAAAGAGAATTACCACTTCTAGTTTTTACTTCTCCAGTTGATATTTTCATCTTAAATAATTTTTCTTCGTCGATTGTTCCTACTTTATATTTGTAATATTGACCAGTTACTGCATTTCTAATATTTGAACCCATATCACCCGAAGCATATAAATCTATTTTGGTCAATACTTTTTTACCGTTTAGATTGTATTTATATCTATAAACACATGCATAATCCTTGTCTAAATTTTTAATTTTATTTAACTCTCTAGTTTGTGTATTTGACACATGGTTATAATCATCATTAAAATCAAAATTCTCATCGTAATACATTAATACTTTTCTAATATAACACTACAGGATTATACTAAAATATTAGTATTTATCTTTATATTGTTTTTACGTTGAAAACATTGTCCTCATTATTTTTATCAATAACTTTAACTATTGTTTGGCTAGTGTTTTCTGTTATTTTTTCTTTTTTTTCTTTTATTTTTTCAGTTATAATACTTGTTAATTTTTCTTCTAAATATTTGATTTTATCTATTAATTTAATATTTTCTGATAAAAGATCATTTATAACAACGCCCATTTCATTTATTTTTATCATAGGATCTTTAGTTGAGTCATTATTAAAAGGTATATTATTTCTTTGCAAGATTTCGTTAAACTTTATTTGTTTATTCCTTTGCTCTTTTATCATTTCTTCTCTTTTAATATTTATTTGTTGAATTTGTTTCAATACTTCTGGTTTGTTTTCAGGTTTACCTTGTTCATATTTGTCTAATTCTTTATCTATATCTTCTAAGAAAAATTTCATAATATTTTCCTCTTTTACAAAATCAGAAACTTTCTTATCCGATAATTTTACAAAACTATTGTTGCCTTGATTTAATAATTTTTTTTTATCAAATGAATTATGAACATGCGAAAAAACCAAAATAGATTTTAATGGTTCTAATTGAACAAAAGGAATTGTATAATTTTTTAGAAATTGCTTCTCTTCGGCTAATGCCTCTTTTTCATCATACTTAGTAATTTGTAATAATTCTTTTCTAAAAGCAAATGTGGCAGCAGTAGAATGATTCGGACCATAGGGACCAAATTGATACATTTTATTGATGTGTTTAAAAAATATATACATTTCACTTGAACCAACGCATAATGCTTTGGGGTTTTTTTGCAGTGTTTCTACTGCATGACTTATTCTTTCTGGGGGATAATAATCATCATCATCCATATAAACAATAATGTCTCCATTACATTTACTATTTGCAATATTTCGTTTTTTACCTAAAACCATTTGCGTATCATATCTATAATATTTTACTTGTGGTATATTTACAAATAATTCTTCGACTTTATCAGTTCCATCATCAACTACAATCCATTCTATTCTATCTTTTGGATATGTTTGATTTTCAAAACATTTAATTATAAAAGGCAAAAATGGTCTTCTATTAAAAGTAGGGGTACAAACACTCACAAATGGATATTGGTTATTTTTATTCTTTGACATGATTTATTTATTATTTACTCAAAATATATTTATATATTTATCAATAAATATATTTATTATGTATTACACATTTCGGATTTTTTGACTTATTTTTTTTAATTCTTTCATTATATTGCCGCCTTTCTGTGACGCAAAAATGTTTTCTACAAATGGTATATGGAAACCATTATTTTTAGGTGCTCCATTGCAATCTTTTTTAGCTTGTTCAAAACTAACGAGTTGTGATAAATTTTCAGGTTTAATATTATTGAAAACACCAAGCGGTATTACATTGAAATAAATTAACGCTATAACTAATAATACAATTATTCCACCCATTAAACCTAAACTACTTGTTAATGTAATAATAGTTATAACAAAAGCAATAAAACTAGTAATTAAGGATTTATAATAATTAAAAAAGGTTTGGGTTACGCTACCAATAGTTGCATCTTTTTCATTTATTTTACCTACATAACCCAATATTGAAAAAACACAAATATATAAAGTTATTATTGGTAAAATAGGAAAGCATGTAAATAATAAAACCCAAAAAAGTATAAAAAATACGAAAACAAACAATAGCGAAGTTCCATATTTAATTGGATCTAAAATAGACGTATTTTCCCATTTTGGTTTTGAACTGCTATTAGTATTTGTATTTGTTTTAAAAAACCAAGACATAGAAATAAAATAATAATAAATACTTACAAAGAAACCAATTATTTGTACAAATATCAAATAAATTATATACAAAACTGGTCCTAATAATACTATTAGAGACTCGGGTGCCTTATTTAATATATTTAAAAATAAATTAATTGCGTTATTATTGTAATTTATCAATCCTTCTAAAATAGAAATTATATAAAGTATTATAGAACTTGCTTTAGGATTATTTTTATAATTACGGAATGCATCTAAAATAAAATTTTTAGAATTTTTATCATTATACGGAAATTGTAATTTAACGGATTCTTGAGGGTCTGTATTTGTTATAAAAATATTTGTATATATTTTTTGTATGTTTGGTTTATCTTGTGTGAAAGGAAAGCAATCCATACTTGTTGGTATAATATTCGATTGACCTACTTTGCAACTGAATAAAATTGCAGAACTTATGCAGAAGTAAAAGATAATTAATACTAAACTAATAATAATTATAATAATCAAAGACCAATAAGAACCTACACTTTTAGAAATTTCATTTTTGGTTTCTTCTTTTTTTTTATCAATCACTGAAGTATCACTATTAGTATTATTTTTTCTTGTCATTACTTATAATAAATAAATAAAATATTAAAATATATTAAAATGAAATTTAATAAATTTAAAAAAATCAATGTTAGAAAGTTTTATTATGTTTTATTAGTAATTTTTACGTTTGTTTTATTAGTTGGAGTATTTAAATACATAGACTATTTAACTAACGGTGGTTATATAGTAGAATGTTTTGATACGGATATTGCTATTTATAGAGATACTGGTTCTCCAAGTACAAATCATACAGTTAATCTACCTTTAACGACTACATATAGTTGTAAGAATTTTTGTGGTCCACCGGCTAGATGTGCCATTACAGGTGAACAGTGTATGGCCGATATTGATTGCCAAGGGTGTAATCCATATGGTCGTCCTGGTAAACCCCCTATTACTAAAAATGTTCCTGGTGATAATGATGCTGGAAAATTGACTTTCGGTATGACTCCAAGGTATTCTACCTTGACAACAGATATAGGAACACAAGCCAAATTATTTAGTGATAATAAAACAAAACTTAAAAAACCACCTCAAGCCAATTTTGGTATAAATACCTGGATTACGTCCTTCAATGGAGGACAGCAATTATTTGATGAAAAATATAAACCTGCTGGATTGCAATTTATGCCTCATTATGGAGAGCGTTATTCTTTAACCGGTGATTTTGTAGAGGATGGACCCTTACCTTCTAATTCATATTTGAGTTAAAAATTAAACATTAAACAATATGTTTATCGATTGTAACTTGTTTGGCAATTTTCTTGATTATTTTAGTGTCTTTATCATAGTCGTTATCTCCTTTTCCTCCCATTGCTTCATAAACAATTTTATTATATTGATCATTTTTCTTGGAATCATAACTTTCGCAATCCGGATATTTCTCTCGATATTCTTTTAACATACAAATATTTTTGTGGGCTATCATTCGAATTGCTTTACGCAACTTCTTATTATTTGCATCTTCTTTTTCCCATGTATCTGCATCTTTTACATACATGACTTCTCTTTTTTGATCTGTACAATGAACCGGACGTTTTTCAATATCCATTTCTTGTAGATTTTTAATGATTATATTGGATATACCTTCAATATAACCAACTTTGCCGACATTTTCTAGATCTGATACTTGTAATTTTACTGATTCCACAAAATCACTTATATTCATAGCATCTTTGCATGTTTCATTTAAAAATACCTGTAAATTAAATGTCTTATTATTACTATTTATGTTATTATTTACAATGTTATTCGTAGTGGCATTCTTACACAATTCTATTACTGATTTTTGAATATCTGTATTTGTCTTAACTAATTCACTTATCAGATTGGTTAAATTTGCAATTTCATTATTTTGACTGCTATTTGAGTTTGCAATGTTTATTGGATTTGTTGTGTTTGTTGTGTTTGTTGGATTTGCAGTATTTAAAATTGGACATTTTTTTTGATGTTTCCACAAACCAGAATGCGTTGTATATTTTTTTCCACAACAACAAGAACTACTGCATTCTTCTGAATTTTGAGTAAAAAGTAAGTTTTTTGTAAGTTTTTTATTTCCATTTATTTCCATTTTACTTACTTTTACGTAAAATGCGTGTTTTGCTGTCGTTATATGTCGAGTCCAATCGTTCTTCATATAGCATTTAAAGTCACAACTTTCACAATTAAATCTTGGTAAGTTTTTTTTAAGTTTTTTTATTTCCAAAATTTCCATATATTTCCAAATAGAAAAAAATGTCTAAATACTTATTAAATTAAATTAAAATTTTATCGTAACAAATTGAAAATTATTATTTTTGTGTCCAGACGTTAATTTTCATTTATGGTCTCAACAGTTGCTTTTTTTGGAAAGCCAATCGACCCTTTCAGAAAATGGACAAAAAAAATGTCCAAAATCGAAAACCCAAAACACTTTTTGGCTCAAAAAAACTAACAAAATTAACAAATTATATTATTTATTAAAAAAGGTACTTAAAGAAATACGAATGTTAGAATCTCTTTAAGTTGTAAAATATATATATTTATATAAATCCGGCTGGTGGTGCAACTTGTTGTCCCACATTATTTATAGTAAGTCCCAAAGCATTTGCAGCACACCTTTCTAAAAAAAAAATTATTATTAATCTCAAATTGTCATCGCTATAAATTAAATTATCTAAATTATCATTTACATCAGACATCATTTTAGAAATTAAGGCAACCTTCAACCGTTCGACTCCTTCCTCATCATCATCATCAACGATCTCCATATTCAAATCTCTACAATTTATAAAAAAATTAAAATTGTCTATAAAATAATCTTCATTTGAGAATAAACATATTAACAAATTTTTAATTCTATCTTTAGGACCGCCTTCACGATATGCAGGTAAATCAGCACCTTCTAGATATGGTGCTTCAGGTAATGGCACATAAGGCATACTATTTAATAAAAGGTTTGTATCTCCAAGGAAAGTTTCTAACATATCTACCTGTGAATTTTCCGTTAATTCATCATCACTATCGCTTATATAATTTGGATTCGGGATTGGATTAGCAATTTGATTTACTATATTATTTACGACTGGTGGATTGTTTGATACTGGCATATATTGTGCCATTTCTTCAGGTGTTAAATCTTCTCTACATGTGGGACAATTACACACTATAGGTCTTCTTGTTTGACACCATTGTATTATTTCACTTCTATGAAATTGATGACCACAATTTAATAATGTTATTAAATCATTTATTATATTACCATTATCATCAAGTATATCACCAATTTCACCACAAATACCGCACTCATTTTCAACACCACCTTTTTGGGACCTACGTTTTGTCTTATATTTTCTTTTTTTATTGTGTCTTTTTGATTTGGTCAATTTAACCGATTTTCTGACTTTTTTTTTGTTTTGTCTACTAAATTTGGTAGTTTTACTCTTTCTTCCAATAAATTTTCTTTTAGTTCCCATTATAAAATTAATAAATATTATTTATTTTTTATACTACAAAAAATATAACAAATTATATTATTTATTGAAAAAGGTACTTAAAGAAATACTGAGACCCGGAAATCTTTAAGTTGTAAAATATATATATATTTATATAAATCCGGCTGGTGGTGCAACTTGTTGTCCCAAGTCATACTATTTACTTAGGTTAAGTTGGTCCAGTGAATCCAGTCAGATTAGAACCAGTTGGTCGAGTAAACCTGGTAGGTCCAGTATAACCAGTTGGTCCAGTGAATCCAGTCAGATTAGAACCAGTTGGTCGAGTAAACCTGGTAGGTCCAGTATAACAAGTTGGTCCAGTGAATCCAGTCATACTAGGTACAGTTGGTCCTGTAAACCTGGTAGGTCCAGTATAACCAATTGGTCCAGTGAATCCAGTCATACTAGGTACAGTTGGTCCTGTAAACCTGGTAGGTCCAGTATAACCAATTGGTCCTGTAAACATGGTAGGTCCAATTGTTCCAGTAGGTCCAGTTGTTATTGGATTGTTTGATGCTGGTCTATATTTTACCCTTTCATCAAGAGTTAAATTACTTCTACATATAGGACAATTACACAATTCAGGTCTTTTTGTTTGACACCATTGTATTATTTCACTTCTATGAAATTTATGACCACAATTTAATAATGTGATTAAATCATCTATTATATTACCATTATCATCAAGTATATCACCAATTTCACGACAAATACCACACTCATCGTCATCACCACCTTTTTGGGACCTACGTTTTGTCCTATATTTTCTTTTTTTATTGTGTCTTTTTGATTTGGTAAATTTAAACGTTTTTCTTAGTTTTGTTTTATTTCGTTTCCTAAATTTGGCATTTATACTTTTTCTTCCAATTTTTCTTTTAGTTGCCATTATAAAATTAATATATTATTTATTTTTTATACTACAAAAGTTAAATAAAATCATTCCTTTTCAATTCCTACGACTTTGGCAATTTTCTTAATGATTTTAGTATCCTTATCATAATCATTGTCACCTTTACCTCCCATAGCTTCATATACTATTTTATTATATTGGTCATTCTTCTTAGAATCATATTCCTCACAATCAGGATATTTCTCTCTGTATTCTTTAAACATACAAATATTTTTATGTGCAATAGTCCGAATGGCTTTACGCAATTTTTTATTTGATTCATCTTCTTTTTCCCAAATATTATCTTCTTTTACGTACATGACTTCTCTTTTTTGATCCGCGCAATGAACTGGACGTTTTTCTACTTCTAAAGCATTCAAATTTTTAATGATTATATTGGAAATACCTTCTATATAACCTACTTTGCCAACATTTTCTAAATCAGATACTTGTAACTTGACTGATTCTATAAAATCGCTTATGTTCATAGCATCTTTGCATGTTTCATTTAAAAAGAAATTAAGATTGAATGCTTTATTGTGAGAGTTTATTGTATTGTTGTTATTGTTATTTGTTCCATTTTTGACAATTTCCATAAGTTCTTTATTTTGATTTATTAACATGATAATAAGGTCTTTATCACTAAGTATATCACTGTATTCTTTATCAACATCTTTGGTTTCATTTGTTATTGTGGTTTCCTTGCATTTTTGTTTATGATACCATAATCCATTTCGCCCCTTATATTTTTTCCCACATATATCACATTGTAAAGTTGACGTTTGGCATGAAATATGTTCATTTTTGTTCAAATTTTCTTTGAACAAATGTTTGCTAGTAGTTAAATGCTTATCGTAGTTACTTTGTTTGCTGCATTTAAAGTCACAATAAATACATTCAAATATTTTGGCACTTTTTTTGTTCATTTGGTTCAATTATATTATGAACAGAAAAAATGCCTAAATGTTTGATCGCAAAAAATAAAAAAATTTATCGTAACAAAATGAAAATTATTATTTTTGTGACCAGACGATAAAATTCAATTATGGTCACAAATGTTGCATTTTTGGTAAAGCCAATCGAGCCTTTTCATTTTTGGACATTTTTTTTGTCCATTTTTGAAAACCCAAAACACTTTTTGGAACAAAAATCCGTAAAAATATAATAAATTCCCAAAACAACTTAAAGAAAATAAAGAAAATAAAGAAATCAATGTTTTAGTATTTATTATAATTTTATAATATATGGAAGTCGATCACAACAATCACAACAATAATAATAATATTTTTGGTTATGCGAATATAGATCAACTTATGGACCCACAAGTTATTACTGGAGATGAAAATATTATGAATACTGAATCCTTGGGATTATTTGTTAATAATCATGATCTGAATAATTTACAAGACTTTCTTATTAATGATGAATTACCCGACAATTTATTAGATTTAGAATGTGATAATAATAATTTGCAAGAATTACCTGAACTTCCAGATAATTTAGAATGGTTATCTTGTAATAATAATCAATTGCATGAATTACCTTTTTTACCATATAGTTTACAATACCTTTATTGTGATGGAAATAATTTGATAAAACTGCCGGATTTACCTGATAGTATTATTGATTTACATTGCACAGACAATCAAATTCAAGGAGTAATCGAACATTTACCTGAAAATATGGAAATATTTTGTTGTAGTAACAATCATATCCAAGGTTTTTCAGAATTACCAGAATCTTTAGTTGAATTAGAATGCAGTGAAAATAATTTACAAGAATTGCCTGAATTAATTAACACTGAATTGTTAATATTGAATTGTTCTAATAATAATATTTCAGATTTACCAGATTTTCCGGATACATTGAGAGAATTATTTTGTCGAGGTAATCCTTTTACTGACGAATGTATACAAAAAATACTGGCCTTTTATGAAAAAGAAACAACAATAGCTTATTATGCCGAATCCGGATTAAATCTTGAAGATGAATTAAATTATTATACGCGTTATTTGCGTAAAGTTGTTAAAAAAACTTTTGAAAAGGTTGGTGATAAAGAATACATAAATCCTGATACTCAATTGCGAACCGATATAAATCTTCCAGATAGACCGGTGTATAAAATTTTAGAATATGCAAATTTAACCGATCCACCACCTCCACCACCTCCACCAAACACAGGCGGTAATAAGAAATCAAAAACACTTAAAAAATCAAAAACACTTAAAAAACAAAAAAAAGGAACCAAAAAAACAAAAAAAAGAATCAAAACTATTAAGAAAACCAAAACAAAAAACAAAACCCTAAAACATAAAAAATAAAAAACAATATTTTCATATTATATGAACTTTCCACCCGGATCAAATCCTAAACCAGGATACTATAATATTTCAGGTGCTTTTATTATTAATCCACAACCAATTGAACCTCAATTAGATAATAATTTTCAAGAAATAGGATTATATTTAAAAAATGCTGGATTAATGATGAAGCATTTCAGAACAAGATACCTTCCATTTCCAAATAATTTAACTGAAATTATATGTGTTAATAATCAATTAACACAATTACCAGAATTACCGGATAGTGTGACATGGATTAATTGTAGTTTTAATCAAATAGAACAATTACCAGAATTGCCACCTAGTTTGATTAATTTAGATTGTGATAATAATCAATTAAAACAATTGCCTAATCTGCAAAATACTTCTTTAGAAATGATAAATTGTAGTAGAAATTTATTAACAGAACTACCAGCATTGCCTAATAGTTTAGTAAGTTTAGATTGCGGTAATAATAAATTAAATACATTACCAGAATTACCCAATACTTTACGAAATCTAAAATGTAGAGGCAATGATTTTGATAATAATACTGTTGACAGAATCATTCAATTTTATCGAAATGCAATACAACAAGGTTTTCCAAATAATTCTTTTATCTCTTTTCAAATGGAATTAGCTGATTTTATACGATTAAAAAATTTTAAAACAAGTCAGAGTGTTGCAGTTGTTCTTTCATTAACAACAGGACGATTGAACCAAGAAAAAGAACCAATACCAAAAGATATGATAAAGAATATAAATGAAAACTCAAATTTACGTAATGATTTTAATCCTTTTGGAGGAAGGCATAATAAAAAAAAGACACATAGAAAAAGAAATACTAAAAAAAACAAAAAAAACAAAAAAAACAAAAAAAACAAAAAAACAAAAAAACAAAAAAAACACAAGACTAGAAAGAACCTAATTAATAAAAACACAAGACTAGAAAGAACCTAATTAATAAAAACACAAGACTAGAAAGAACGTAATTAATAAAAAATAAAAAATAATAAAATATATTAATATATTATGAACTTTCAATTAAATAATCATGGATATTATAATATATTAGACCTAAATACCCCCATTTATTTAGGTGAAGGTCCTATTAATAATGCAGGAAATATTCCTATTGCTTTATTTGAAAGAGATTCTCCAGAACCCCACACTTTAGAAAGATTTTTACCATTTCCAAATAATTTAACAGTAATTGACGTAGAAAGTGATGATTTAACTGAACTTCCTGCACTTCCAAATGGATTACTCAAATTGAATTGTATATATAATGAAATATCAATTTTACCTGATTTACCTGATTCATTACAAAAATTAAATATTTCCTCAAATCAAATAGAAACGCTACCAGAAATATTACCCCCCAATTTATTAAGTTTATATGCTTGGGGAAATCAATTGCAAACAATTCCCGAATTGCCTCCCCGTTTAATTGATTTTGTTTGTTCAGAAAATCCGGGAATTGATAGATTACCACAAGTTTTACCTACGACATTACGTACACTTCATTGTAGGAAGAATCCTCTAATAACATCATTACCAAATTTACCTCCCAATTTATCTGTTTTATCATGCGAGAGATGTAATTTAACAAAATTACCAGAAATTCCACCGAGATTAAAAATGCTATTTTGTTATAGAAATCAATTGGAAGTTATGCCGTTTTTACCAGAGGGTTTAGAATTTTTAGAGTGTCAAAACAATAAATTAACAAAATTAACAAATTTACCCAATTCTTTAAAAAAATTACACTGTGAAGGTAATGATTTTGATTATGATTCCTTAATCAAAATAATAAAATGGTATGATAATAAGATTGAAAATCATTATAATGATAATGATGATGATGATGATGATGATGATGATGATGATGATGATGATGATGATATTGAACAATATTTAGAATTGCGACAGATTTATATAAATCAACTCCGTAAAATAGATGAACAATCGGTTGCAACATACGGTTCATTAATTAATCAAGATGATGAAGGAATTCATCAGGTATATCCGGTTATTGCTGAATATGCAAAATTTCGAGAACCCGATACAAAACCCAATACAAAAGTTCCGAATGGTGGTAAAAAGAAAACCAGAAAAACAAGAAGAACTAGAAAAAACTCTAGAAAAAACTCTAGAAAAAACTATAGAAAAAAATTAAAAAAAAATAAAACAAAGAGAAAAAGACACAATGATATGAAGACAAAAAATTAATAATATATATATATATATATATATATATATCGTATGAACTTTCCATTAGGTTTAAATCTTAATCCTGGATATTATAATTTATCAGAACAAACTTGGGAGAATCCATTGCCCATAGAAGGTTCTTTAGAAAATTTAACTCACATAGGGTTATATTTAAAAAATGGTAATTATACAGATGAAGAATGGGAAAAGTATATTCCTTTTCCAAATAATCTAAAGAATATAAATTGTGAACAAAATAAATTTACACAAATACCAGAATTGCCAAAAAATTTAAGTGTCCTTCAATGTCAAAATAATAAATTGATTCAATTACCAAATACTTTACCAAATAGTTTACGTGTCTTGTATTGTTTTACGAATTTATTACAACAACTACCAGAATTGCCAAACAATTTAATTACCCTTTATTGTCAAGATAATAAATTGATTCAATTACCAAATACTTTACCAAATACTTTACAAACATTATTTTGTAATACGAATTTATTACAACAACTACCAGAATTACCAAATAATTTAAGTACCCTTAAATGTCAAAATAATCAATTGATTCAATTACCAAATACTTTACCAAATAGTTTACGTGTCTTGTTTTGTAATATGAATTTATTACAACAACTACCAGAATTGCCAAATAATTTAATTAGTATTGATTGTCAAAATAATCAATTGATTCAATTACCACAATTACCAAATACTTTACAATTATTATTTTGTGATTTTAATTTACTAGAACGATTGCCACAATTACCAGAAACTTTAACACAATTATATTGTAGAAATAATTTACTTAACCAAATGCCACCATTTCCTAATGGAATACAGTGGTTGAATGTTAATAATAATAATTTAACTTCTTTACCACGTTTACCAGTTTCATTAAACAGTTTAAATTGCAGTAATAATAAATTAACTTCTTTACCAGAGATACCAGTTTCATCAGTAAATTTAGATTGTACTAATAATAAATTAAATACATTACCGGAATTACCAAATTCTTTAAGAAATTTACAGTGTAGAGGGAATGATTTTGACGTTAATACACTTGATAGAATCATTCAATTTTATCGAAATGCAATAGAACAAGGACATCCAAATGATCATTTATTACCCCAATTTCAAACGGAACTAGGACATTTTATAGAATTAAAAAATTTAAAAATAAGTCAAAGTGTTTCAGTTGTTCATTCATTAACAACAGGACGGTTAGTAAACGAAGAAGGAGAACTAAAAGAAAAAGAAAGTAGGAAACTAATTCCTAGAGTTATGATAGGAAAAATAAATGAATATGCTAATTTAAATATTCTAAATAATACCTTTGGAGGAAAACGCCAGAATAAAAAAAAGACAAATAGAAAAAGAAATACCAAAAAATCTAAAAAAACCAAAAAATCTAAAAAACCAAAAAATCAAAAAAAAAATAATACAACGAGAAAAAAGTAGAATACTAGAAAGACCAAAATTTAATAATAATCTATATATATATATGGATTTTACATTAGGTTTAAATCTTAATCCTGGATATTATAATTTATCAGAACAATCTTGGGAGACACTGTCCATAAAAGATTCTTTAGAAAATTTAACTCACCTAGGGTTATATTTAGCAGATGGTAATTATACAGATGAAGAATGGGAAAAGTATATTCCTTTTCCAAATAATCTAGAGAGTATACATTGCGAAGAAAATAAATTTACACAACTACCAGAATTGCCAAACAATTTAATTTTCCTTTATTGTCAAAATAATGAATTGATTCAATTACCACAATTACCAAATAATTTAAGGAGACTTAAATGTGAAAATAATAAATTGATTCAAATACCAGAATTGCCAAATACTTTACAAGATTTACATTGTGAATCTAATTTACTAGAACGATTGCCACAATTACCAGAAACTTTAGTATACTTAAATTGTGAAAATAATTTACTTAACCAAATTCCACCATTTCCTAATGGAATCATTGGGTTGTTTGTTAATAATAATAATTTAACTTCTTTACCACCTTTACCAGTTTCATTAGTGGGTTTACATTGCAGTAATAATAAATTAACTTCTTTACCACCTTTACCAGTTTCATTAGTAAATTTAGTTTGTACTAATAATAAATTAAATACATTACCGGAATTACCAAATTCTTTAAGAGATTTACAGTGTAGAGGAAATGATTTTGACGTTATTACAATTGATAGAATCATCCTATGGTATCAGTATTCAATATTCAGGAACACCATTACATTTGGACATCAAAATAATCATTTATTACACCAATTTCAAACGGAACTAGGACATTTTATAGAATTAAAAAATTTAAAAAAAAGTCAAAGTGTTTCAGTTGTTCATTCATTAACAACAGGACGGTTAGTAAACGAAGAAGGAGAACTAAAAGAAAAAGAAAATAAGAAACTAATTCCTAAAGGTTTGATAGGAAAAATAAATGAATATGCTAATTTAAATATTCCAGATAATGCCTTTGGAGGAAAACGCCAGAATAAAAAAAAGACAAATAGAAAAAGAAATACTAAAAAATCTAAAAAATCTAAAAAAACAAAAAAATCAAAAAAAAAATAATACAACGAGAAAAAGAAAACATAAAAAATAGAAAAACAAAAAACACAAGTAAAGTTAAGTAGCGTACATTAGTGCCGCATTTCCGCCTACAAATACAACCATATTTATACGTTCTTCCATTACGTATAAATTATAATTATACAAATAAATTCTCCATGTAGGTTTATTGATGCCGACAATATCACCGGATTCAGGATCACAAATAGTTAACACTTGCGCAAATGGATCTAGAGGTGGTACAATGGTAGTAAATTCTAGTTGAACGGATGTAAAACGATTCATATTAATAGCCCCAGACGGTTGTAAATCCATTGGATCTGTATTTAAACAAAAATTATAACAATATAACCCATCGGGGGCACCGCCGATTGTTCTAGTAAATTTTTCAACGTAATTAAAAATTCCAACGGGTAGTGTATTTTCTCGATATTGTCCATCCAATAATATTCCCATAGTTAATAGAATGTCTCTTATATTTTGTAAATTAAATATATCGGTTATTTTATAACCTGTTAATGTTCCATCAGGATTTATACCTGGACCTATTTCTCTACCATTCATTAATTTAAAATTACCAGATAAAGGTGCATTAACAATACCATACGGAAAGGTATTATAAGGCCAATTAGTATAATTAGACCATCCATTTCGTAAATTAACATCACTTCTTTGAAAATAAAACATCCATGAGGCAATAAGTCCTAAAGAATCCAAATCAACTTTATTTGGTCCAGTTACATTATAAAAAATTTTTTCATTTACTTGTTTAAATAAATATTTTTGTTCATTTTTGGCAAATATTCGTGACTCATCATTTGATAAAAAGCAATAGGTTGATACTAAATGAATATCTGGAAACCATACACTTCTTTGATCTAAATATGAATTAATACCTAAAATATTATCAGGAGGAGTTTGTAAAAATCTATACATTTGATTCTGATATTGATTAAAATTAGGTGCTACATAAGGATTATTATTGGCAAAATCAAAAACATCTCTTATTACAAATAATTCATTAATAGGTCTGAATGTTATACTTATTTGTAATTCATTATATTGAAGCGACACAAGCGGGAAGGCCATTTGTGTTTTTAATGTAAACCAGGCATTTAAAGGTATAAATAATTGACGCCCATATATAGACGGTTCAGCACCGGTAGGACTATCCGTATAATATGCATTAGGATAATTACCTCCACGAATACTATAATTGGCCGGGTCATACAAATCTGGAGTGTAACCTATCATTCTGTAAAAAAGTGATAATTTAGTACCGGAAAAATCTCTACGAGCTATATTTAATAAATATGCACCTGAGAATTCTTGTAATTTTTGATTACCACAAGTAATAGTTATTTTAGATATCATTTGAGCTCCCAGGTATTCTATCCATTTAAATTCATATGGAGACCAATCGGTATAAGTAATTGAACCATCAGGATTGACGATTTCTTGGGGAGGTAAAATAGGACTCCAGATATTGGGTAAATTAACTACGACGTATGTATCCATTAATAAATCAGCATATCTCGGTATTTTAAATTGAAATGTCGATGTTTCAGCTAAACGTAATGTTGTCGAACCTTCGAAATCTATTCTGAATTTTTGCATACCAAAATTAGTATACTTCGCATATGTTGTTTTCCAAAAAGTTTTTGAAGGATTACCATTTAATATAATATTTTGCTGTCCACTTGATACTAAATTTAATAATCCACCTGCCATGTTGTTTTATATATATTTATATATTTATATATATTTATTTGATTTATTTGATTTATTTGATTTATTTGATTTTAATAAACTTTTTAAAATAATATAATATATTAAGTATGCCTGATAATATTAGTGATATTAATAATGATGAATTTATATTTTTTTGTATTTTAGCGTTGATCATAGTAATCATAATTATTTATGTTACTTATCTGATTTACATTTCAAGTTTAGAAAGTAAAGAATGTTCTTTTATGAACACACTTTATCCTGGCAATGATACAAAACTAAAATCTATTTCACCTAGTAATCCAGATTGTAGTGGTAATTTATATGATTATTATATTAAAACCTCCTTCAATTCTTGCAGTGGTGGTAGTTATAAAAATGACTACGTTGATATTTGTATTTTAAAAAGTATTATTAAACAAGGTGTACGATGTTTGGATTTTGAAATTTATAACATTGATGGTAAACCTGTAGTATCTACTAGTACAGATAATAATTATTATGTAAAAGAAACGTTCAACCAAGTAAATTTTGCAACGGTTATGCAAACAATACAATCATATGCTTTTGCAAGTGGTACTTGTCCAAACCCAAATGATCCATTAATTATTCATTTGAGAATCAAAAGTAATAATCAGACTATGTATGATAATTTAGCCAATATTTTCAAATCTTATAGTACTCTTATGTTAGGAAAAGATTTTAGTTACGAAAATTATGGAAAAAATATTGCAGCCAAACCACTTACTAGTTTTATGAATAAGATTATTTTAGTGGTAGATAAATCAAATAATTCTTTTTTGGAAAATAAAAAATTTATGGAATATGTCAATTTGACAAGTAATTCTGTATTTATGCGAGCATATCCATATTATAGTGTGAAAAACACTCCAGACATCAATGAATTACAACAATACAACAGACGAGATATGACGATTGTATTTCCTGATAGTGGTGTTAATCCTAGTAACCCTAGTGGTGTTTTATGTAGAGAAATGGGGTGTCAGATGGTTGCTATGCGTTATCAATATGTAGATAACTTTTTGGAGGAAAATGCGGCCTTCTTCCATGAGGCTGGTTATGCATTTGCATTAAAACCTGCAAATTTAAGATATTCTCAAGTTACTATAGCACCTCCAGTGAAACAAAATCCTGCATACTCATACGCAACTAGAAATATTAAAACAGATTATTATAATTTTAACTACTAATATTCTTTTGCACCTGTTCTAATTTACACCCATTATATTATAAATAATCATCTAATTCATCAATAGTTATACCCATATCTAAATATTTTTGAATTTTTGATGGGTGCATTGTTTTTTGTATGAGTTGTTCCTTGTATATATTACAACGCGTTTTTATTTTTTCATAATCATAATCCATCATACTTGATACACGTATTAACATACCCAAATCAATTTTATATGGATTTTTTTCTAATAAATGAATAGCATTTGGATTTCTGGTTAATCGCCACCAACAATTAGCTGTTAATTTATCCAGATTTTGTTCTATTAAATGTATAGCATTTGGATTAACTACTAAAGCACCCCAACAAATTTTATCTGGATTTTGTTCTAATAAATGAATCGCATTTGGATTATATGATAAATGACTCCAATTAATTTTGTGTAGATTGGCTTCTAATAAATGAATCGCATTTGGATTTTCTGATAAAAACACCCAGTCAATCTTATCTGGATTTGCTTCTAATAAATATATAGCATTTGGATTGCTTGATAATGAAGGCCAATGTATTTTATCTGGATTTTGTTCTAATAAAGGAATAGCATTTGGATTTTGTGATAAATTATACCAACTAATTTTATCTGGATTTTTTTCTAATAAATGAATAGCGTTTGGGTTAAATGTTAACCACCAATAATAAATTTTATCAGGATTTTTTTCTAAAAAATGTATAGCATTTGGATTTGGATTAAATGATAAATTGTTCCAAATATTATCATCTTTACTATTTTCAATATCAATCCATTTGTTTATTTTGTACATTTTCACTAATAGTATTGTTGTATTTTACTGATTACAAATTGTTTATAATTTTAATTCAATTTTTTATAAAAAAAAATTGAAATGCATTCATAACAATTATATAAATATATTAAATAACAAGAATGCAAACCAGATCCGGAAAAACCTACGCTACTACTAACTCTTCTTCTTCAAAGAAAAAGAATAATATCAGAATTAAGATGAAACTTGATAATGTTAATAATCGTATGATATTAAGAAGTCAAACCAGATCAGGAAAGACCAACAATTCCGGAAATACATATACAGCTACGGCAACTACTACTTCTTCTTCTAGGGAAAAGAACAATATCAAACTTGAGGTAAAGGTTGAAAAAGTTGTTAATCGTACAAGAGAACCAAGACCAATTGCAACTCATAGAGTACCAACTGTTTTTATAAAACCAACGAAAATCTCAAATGAACTTGCCGAGTTCCTTGGAAAACCAGTTGGTAGTGAAATTTTGCGAACCGATGTTTCTCGTCTTATTAATTATTACATCCGAGACAATAAACTTCAAGACCCGCAAAATGGAAGAGTAATCAACCCAGACACAAAGTTACGCGCTCTTTTAAAAATAGGTGAAAATGATGAACTTACCTACTTTAATATACAAAAATATATGAGTCCTCATTTTATAAAAGATGGAAATGTCGAAAATGCTGTAAATTGTACAAGCAAACCAACGCCATCACCAATATCAAGTGATAGAAGACCATTGGGTTTTATAAAACCACAGAAAATCTCAAATGAACTTGCCGAGTTTCTTGGAATTCCAGTCGGCACTGAAATGGCGCGAACCGATGTTTCTCGTCTTATTAATGGTTACATCCGTGTCAATAACCTTCAAGACCCGCAAAATGGAAGAGTAATCAACCCAGACACAAAGTTACGCGCTCTTTTAAAAATAGGGGAAAATGATGAACTTACCTACTTTAATTTCCAAAGATACATAAAACATCACTTCATAAAAGAAAACTAAACCTTAACAACATAAACATTTTATTAAAAATATAAATAAACAAAAATTTAAAATCATATAAAAATTTGAAAGGTGTATATACTTTCATTTTTTTATCCACATTTTCCCCTCAGCACCACACATATCGTCAAATTTGCGCGCTGTAGAACAATAATTATAATTCTCTAAATTTTTTTCAGGAATTCCATCCACTAAAAAATATTTTGTTTCTTCATAATTGAAAAGTGCACATTTTCCAAATTTATTAGCAGTAAAAAAATTTTCTTTAACAAAAAATTTACAATTTTTACATAATTTTGGTTCGATTGGTTGTCTTTCCATGATCGAAAACCCGGACGAAAAACACGCCAATAAAAATATACAAATACTATTCATTTTATATTTTTTGTAAAATAATCTTTATACTATTTTTTTCGTGAAGGTGTTAGTTGGATTTGATGATTTTTTTATAATTAATTACTTCTTCCCAAAATAATCTCTAATATTTTTGGTTTGTTTTTTATTTTTTAACAATATTATTTCTTCTTCTAATTTCCTAATTTTTTCTTCTGCTTGTATAAGTTGTTCTTTTGTTTGCAATAAATCAGTTTGTAAAGTTATATTTTCTTCACTAATTTTTTTTTCAGATAATAATTGTTCGGTATCTTTATTTTCAATTTCTACTAATTTTGATGATTCGAATATTTTATCAGTGAAAATAATTTTAATTTTTGATTGTTTGAAAATTGTAATTAATTGTTCTTTTGTCGTGTGAATTGATGTAAAACTTCCAATAATAAGAATAAATATACAATAAGATTCTTCAAATTTTCTATCATTTTTAATTAGATTAATTTGTGTTTTTAATTTTCTTAATACACAAGGATAATCATCACCTAAAATTGGTTTTAATTCGCAACAAATCATATAATCATATGCTACTGCAGTTATAGATACACTATATTTATTTTCAATCTTACACTCCTTTTCATGTATCCATGTACCTAAAACGCGAGGAGACTCTGAAAAATTATCTTTGATAAAATCGTATTTTTCTAAAATATTGTACAAATATTCCTTTGTTTTTTCATTTTTTTTAATGTAATTTGTTTCAAAACGAATGGTTTGACAATCATCATAATATAAAATAAAATCCCAATTATAAACATCTTCAAAAATAATATTACTATCTTTTAATGAACTGTTAAATTCTGGTAAAATCCATCCGGAATCGGAATTATTTAATTGATTATTATAACTATTTTTTTTTTCACCGCAAACCCAATATTCTAGTGTAGAATTGTCAAAATTACCAAGAAAATCTTTATCAGAGATTAATAATTCAAATTTTTCTTTAAATCTCCTACCAATTTTGCCTAATACTAAATTAAGTAGTTTTATTTGATTTGTTTCATCTAAAAATAAATTTTGTAATTTATTATGCTCTGGAGTTTTTTCGTTCTGATTATTTGTTGTTATTGTTTGATTAAGACAAATATTATAAATTATTGGATATTTTTTTTTAAACCATTCTTGATTTTTCAAAAAATTAAAGTAATTAGTATCATTTATTAAAGTTGTAATCGGTTGCCCTTCATATTTTCCAAAGGAAACTAATGGTAAGGGTTGGGTATCCATTTTATTGTATTATAAATGTAGTTATTTTATTTAATAAGTAATCATTTTTTTTAATAAAAAATAATACTTCTATTTTTGCAAAAGTAGAATAAAATATACTTAAAAATAAATATTCATTATCATATATCTTCCCAAAATTCCCAAATGAAATACCCATATATATTGCTTTTTCGCTATAAAAAATATTCATCTCAAATAGACAATTTTCTTCTTGAAAACGAAAGTAAGTTCAATTGTTCTTTTTTTATTACGCATAAAAAGTCCGATTTAAATAATTTTTTTGATGTGAATTACAACCTTCTTGTAACAATAGGAGAGAAAGAAAACGATCATGCAAAAGGCACAACAGACGACCCGATAAATGAATATTCTCAAGACATTTTTTCAATTTTACCCAAAAGAATAAATGATCGATGGTTACATTTTCCAATAACCAATTTAAAAGAAGAATTCATCATAGATTATTTCAATCGTAGAGTAAATTTTTGTTATTTAAATTACGTTACAGATAAAAACGCAATGTGCCCGGATTTTTCATTATTTACGACTTGTTATAATTCCTATGATAAGATTATTCGTGCATACAATAGCATCAAATCTCAAACCTTACTGGATTGGGAATGGGTTGTTCTTGATGACTCGCCAAACGACGAACATTTTGTATTTTTAAAAAAAACATTATCCAACGACAAACGTATTCGTCTTTATAAAAGAAGTGAAAATAACGGTAATATTGGAAATGTTAAAAATGAAGCTGTATCATTATGTCGAGGTAAATATCTCCTAGAAATGGATCATGATGATGAAATATTGCCCACCGTTTTATCCGACTCAGTGAAAATATTCGAAGATGACCCTGAAGTCGGTTTCATCTATATGAATTTTATTAATATTTATGAAGACGGACGTAATTTTAAATATGGCGATTTTTTTGGTCTAGGTTATTGCGGTTATTATATGGATAAATATAATGGCAAATGGGTTTATGTTTGTGTGTCGCCGAATATTAATAATGTCACGTTGAGTCACATAGTTAGTGTACCAAATCATCCAAGAATATGGAGAAAATCAACACTTATGAGTATTGGTAATTATTGTGAGTCATTGCCTATTTTGGATGATTATGAACTCCTTGTAAGAACTGCATTGAATACTAAAATGGTAAAATTAAATACATTAGGTTACGTACAATACATGAATGATAATAATAATAATTTTTCATTGATTCGTAATTCAGAAATTAATCGAATCATTTGGGATTTGAAACGCGTTTGCTATGAAAATTATAAATTAGACGATAATATGAAAACTGTAAATGCATATGAAGATCCAGATTATATTTATAATCATAGTCAAATATGGAAGCGCTCTGGTTTCGAACATAAATTTTGTAATAAAAACATAAATTTGGAGTACAAAAAACAAATTTGTATTTTAGGCGTGAAAACTTTTCTTGACAATATGCCAAAAATTCGTGAATTGTATCAAGACCACACAAATGATTTTATTTTATTGGATAATCAATCTAATAATGATTATTTATGTAAATTATTAGACACGCACAATTTTTCACGAATGAAATGTTATTCTATGAATGATTGTAGTTATGAAGAATTAGAAAAATATTTTCACTTAATATACAGAAGCAGTCATGACTACTATATTTATGTTTAGAAAATATTTAGAAAATATTTAGAAAATATTTAGAAAATATTTAGAAAATATTTTTTCTTTGTTTATATTATAATGACTACCGCAAACCCTTTTGCCAACAAACCTTTTCTCGTAAATTCTATGACACAACTTCTTGCACACGGTTCAAATAATCCATTTTCTGGAACTGTAATTCAATCAGGAACTACTTTAACAATTCAATCTGTTACTTCAGGTTCAGTTTTAGTTGGTTCTTTAATTTCAATTACAGGTTATCTACCTGTATCAGTTTGTGCAAATCTTTCTGGTTCAGGTGTTGGTTCTACTTGGACTGTTAATTTAAATTCAACTCAAACAATTAGTTCTGCAGCTAACGCAACTGCAATAGCATACACAGTGCAAAACACTTTAGAAACATTTTTAAATGAAGTAAATACTATTAATTATGCAAAATTGGTATCAGCTATTGAGGGTGCACAAAATTACATTTCCGGAACATCACCAAATTCTAATTTGAGAGTTTTAGTTGCGATTGATGATGGTTCGGTTGCAATTGATACTTCAAAATCTACAAATCAGTATGTTAATTTTAATAATAAAATAAAAATTGCATCTAGTACTGTAAATAGTAGTAATGCTGTTACAGTTAATGGTACTTCAACTAATGCTGCAATAGTTACAATTGGAACCGCGGGTGGAAATAATATTAATGAAAATCATATGAGTAGACCAGAAGTGCTTTTGTCTTGTTTATCAAACTCAGGTATTGGGTTCTCTGCAAGATATTCATCATCACTTGGAGGATTTAATTATTATCTTTGTCAAAGACTCGGGTTTTCAACTGAACAACCTCTTGGATATATTAGATTAAGTGTTCCTGATGTTGTTGTATAATTTATTACTTTTATATTCAGTTTATTTATAATATGATAATTAAAAATATTATCTTATTATATAGTATATTAATGGCAATTAGTATTCTTACACAAAATAGTGTTTTAAATGAAATAAATTCATCGTTTTTACTTAATAGTTTCTCCGATTTTCCATCTGAATTGAGTTGTTTATTAAATGATGACCCAGTATTCGGCACACCAAAAACTGTATTAAATATTATTTCTCAACCAGTTTCGCAAACCAAGATTTCTGGTGAAAATGTTACTTTTTCTGTTGTAGTAAATAATTTTGGTTCTAGTACATATCAGTGGTATTTCAATAATATTTTAATTCAAAATGCGACATCATCATCTTACACTATTAATAGTATAACAAAAAATCAAGCAGGAAATTACTATGTTGTAGTTAATAATAATTTTTCTACGATTACAAGTAATAATGCAGTATTAACAGTTTTAACACCACCGGTTATTACTGTTCAACCAAAATCACAGACTGTTGCAGTAGGTGTACAAACTATCTTTAGTGTACAAGTAGAAAGTGGTTTACAAGCAACCTACCAATGGTATTTTAATAATAGTTTAATAGTAGGTGCTACATCTTCAGAATTAAAGATACCAGATTCATCTTCAATAAATAACGGTATATATTATGTAATTATTTCAAATTCAGATGGAATTATTAGAAGTAACAACGCTGTTTTATTTGTATTATATCCAAATCCTCCAAACCCTCCAAACCCTCCAAATCGGGCAGATATCGGTAATGATTTATTTTCTAAATTATATAATCAATTATACAATCAATTTTACAATCAGTTATATAACCAAATATATAATCAAATTTACAATCAACTTTATATTCAATTATATAATGTAGTTATTGATTCGTATTATGAAACAGGACCACCGGCAGTAATACCGGTTCCAACATCATCAACCGATTTACCCGATTCAGCAGTTAGTGAAAAAAAATATGATGAACTTTACAATACCTTATATAATTCTATGTATGATAATCTATATGATGAGTTATACAATCAACTATATAATCCTATATATGATAATTTATTCTTGAAATTTTCTCAATTACCTTATTCAGATACTTCAAGTTTGAATATTAGTTATCAAAATGTAAATACAAACAACGATAAATTTGGAACTACATATAATCAAATATTCAATCAAATTATTAAACAATTATATAGTCAAATATTTACTCAATTATTTAATCAACTTTATCCTCAATTAAACCAACAAATTTATAATTCATAAAATAGATAAAACGCGTTGATTCTGGTAATAATTCATATCAACCGATGATTATAAAGATTTCAAAGATGAATACAAAAAATTAGAACAATTTAGAACAATATAGAAGATGGGGCAGTTTATCAAAAAGAAAGCGTTCTAGTAGAAATAAACACAAACGAACAACTAAGAAAAATAAACATACAAAACGTTCAAGAAAAATGTAATTTACATGATATAGGTTAGAATATCTATATCATCAATTAAATATTTATCTTTAATCTGGTCAATTAAAATGGCATATATAATATTTCGTTTGTATTTTCTATTTTTATTGATATCATTTATAATCATAGTTAAATTAATTGCAGGAGACCAATTGTATTTACAATTCAAAGACGCACAACATAGACATTTTTTTTTATATAATTTTTGTGAATAATCGCCAAATCTATTAGATTGTAATTTTAATAAATTAGAATATGGTTTATTATTATATAAAATGCTAGGAGGGTGAAATGGATATTTATTATCAATTATGAATACATAACTTTGAAGTTTTGATCCTTCTTCTATCCTTATTGAAAAACTTACATGTTTTAATTCTTCATTATTATAAACGTGTACAATAGAATTTGGAAATTTTGTATTCAAGTCGTTATATTCTCGCAAAAGTCTAGTTTTAATGCATTTTATATTAATAGATGAAATAGCATTTTTATTTGGTTGATCTATTAATGATTTAAAAAAATAGTAAACATTTTCTTTCGTTTCTTTAGGTAATTGTAACATTTAGTATTATATAATATGTGTTAATTTATTTATATAATATTTGTATAATAATTCTATAATAATTTTATAATAATTTTATTCATATATTATATGAGTAAAGATATAAAAAATATTTGCAAAAATTTATCATTTCAAGATTGTGAATTATCTATATTACGTATGGCAGTGGATAAAGCCGAAGAAAAAATTGGTAGAAAAATTGTTAATTCGGATGATGTAAAAAAAATAATAACAATTGTAGAGAATTTTATAAAAAAAAAGAATTTAATTTGTTATGGTGGAACTGCAATAAATAATATTTTACCCTTGGAAGATCAATTTTATAATAAAGATGTAGAGGTTCCGGATTATGATTTTTTTACTCCGAATGCATTAGACGATGCCAAAGAATTAGCTGATATTTATTATGAAGATGGTTATACAGAAGTAGAAGCCAAGGCCGGACAACATCACGGAACTTATAAAGTTTTTGTGAATTATATGCCTGTTGCCGATTTGACTCAATTTCCAAAAGAAGTATATAATGCACTAAAAAAAGAGGCTATCCGTGTAAATGGTATATTATATGCACCCCCTAATTTTCTCAGAATGGCAATGTATTTGGAATTATCAAGACCAGCCGGCGATATTTCAAGATGGGAAAAAGTATTGAAGCGGTTGACTTTATTAAATAAACATTATCCTTTAACCAAAGTTAATTGTAATAATGTTGAATTTCAGAGAGAAATGGAAGATACAAGTCAAGAAGATGAAATATATGAAGTTGTGCGAAATACATTAGTCAATCAAGGTGTAATATTTTTTGGAGGATATGCAATTTCATTATATTCTTTGTATATGCCAAAACATTTAAAAAAAAAGGTAGAAAGATTTGCGGATTTTGATGTCTTATCAACTGAACCTGAAACCGTTGCAGAAATAGTTAAAGAGAGACTAAAGGATATTGGTGTAAATAATACCAAAATTATTTATCATGAACCTATTGGAGAGGTAATTCCCGAAAATTATGAAATTCTTGTAGGAAATGATACTGTTGCTTTTATTTATAAACCAATTGCCTGTCATAGTTATAATATATTAAATATAGACCGTCAAAAAGTTAAAATAGCTACTATTGATACTATGTTGAGTTTTTATCTCTCTTTTTTATTTACCAATAGACCTTATTATAATGATTTTTCAGAAAGAATTCTTTGTATGTCCAAATTTCTTTTTGATGTCCAGCAAAGAAATAGATTAAAGCAAAAGGGGTTGTTAAGACGATTTAGTATTGAATGCTATGGACATCAAGAAACGGTCGAAGAAATGCGCGCTGAAAAAACAAATAAATTTAAAGAACTTAAAGAAAAGCGTGGATCTCGGGAATTTGAAGAATGGTTTTTGAATTATTCGCCATCACCTAAAAATGAAATCAACGCCAAAGATTTAAACGTTTTAAAAAAAACGAAAAAAATTACCAAAACAATGAAAACAAAGAAAACAAAAAAGACCAAAAAACAAAGAAAAACACGCCAAAAAAGGGGCAAAAAGGGTAAAAAGGTGTAATATAAAATGTATTGTAATTGTATATGGATAGTTTAGAAAATCCGTTGCGTCAAAGTAAATATTATCGTTTAGAAACAGGTCAACTTGCTCAATACATTGGATTAGATGACAGAAAAAAAAATCATTTATTTGAAAGTAAAAATGGTGTTGGTGTCAAGAATGTATTAAGAAAAACACCATTGATGATTATAAATAACCCTCCTATTCCTGATAATAATGAGGATGGTTATGGCACCGATACGGAAGGTATGGACGATCCATGGAATCTTAACGGTGGAAGAAAAACGAAACAAAAGTAAAAAATTTGATTAATTTTATAATAATAAATCAATTTTTATTATAGTTTGGGCGTTTTAAATGAGAAAAGGTGTAAATCATTAATAATTAAAATTCGAAAATTAAAATATAAAAATATAGTTTGATTCTATCTAATGGATAAAACCAAATTTTATTGTTTAAATTATAATAATGAAAAGCGTAAAAAAGACATGCAACGTCGATTCGAAACTCTAAAAATAAAGTGTGTATTTTTTCCAGGAGTAGATTTTGTTGATGAAAGAATCTCGCGATATTCCGATTTATTAGATGATGCAACAAAACGCGTGTGGTCTTGTATGTATGGACATCTTGATATGATACACGAATTTTATTATAATACAAAAAAAGATTATGGAATTTTTTGCGAAGATGATATCTATCTTCATAAAAACCTACATAGTTATTGGCCTCGGATTTGTTTGGACTTTTCTAGTCTGAAACTAGACGTTCTTTTGCTTGGTTATCTCTTGCATACAGACCCGAATGATAGTACAGATTTTACTATGCAAAGGTTATTTATAAATGGATCACCGTTTACCTATTATTCTTTTCCTGATTATGTATGGGGTACTCAAATGTATATGCTTTCTCGTGATCACGCCAAATATTTATTGGACAAATATGGTTCGACCTCTGGTTATGCAGAAAGAACGATAATCGATAAATCAATAACTCCGTTTAGTGCGGATTGGACTCTGACAAAAGAAGGAAATAGATCAATTATAAATCCAATTGTAGTCGTGGAAGACAATTCAACAGATTATACAGATGAAGGACAAGCATCATTTCATAAAAAGTGTTTTGATTTTCATTTTAAAAAAAATATGTTCATTATTTAATCAGTTAAAAATAATTATTATTATAATAAATATTATTGTATAATAATAATAATTTAAATAATTATTAATAGTTAATAAATATACCCATCTTAGATTCAATGTCATCATATAAAACAACATTTGTAACCTGTTTATTTGATTGTCATAAAAAAAATGGATATGGCGAAACAGCCAATAAAATTTATTTTAAAAACTCTCTCAGAACACTTATGATTGAACAACCACTTGTGATTTATTGTGACCCTGATTATGCTGAAAAATATTATCAAATTAGAAAAGCATTAGGTTACGAAGAAATAACTTATATTGAGTCAAAAAAATTAGAGGATTTGTATTTTTACAACTACAAAGAAGAGATCGAAAAATTTAAAAAAACGGATTCCAATGCTAAATTCACGCCCGAAGTTTATATTGTATGGTTTTCGCGATTTAAATTTATGTTAGAAGCTATGAAAAAGAATTTGTTTGATTCTACGCATTTTGCTTGGATTGATATTAATTTATTATCAAAGAAATTCTACGGTTCTCTCAATTATATTGAACCAGAAATTTATGATCGTTTGAATTATATTGCTGAAAACCCGCGTGATAAATTCGCAATTCAAATGATAAATAGTTGGACCCCAAAAAGTTACAAAGATCTTGACCATTATTTTAGTAAACAGCGTTGGATTGTTGCAGGTTGTTTTTATACAACTGACATAGAATCCGGAAAATTTATTATTCCAAAAATAATTGAAAAAACAGAAGAATTATTAAAATTAAAATATTGTCAAAGTGATGAGTGTGTTTTTGCTTTTATTATTGATGAATTTGAGGATTATTTTAATTTATATATAGGAGATTATCAGGATACAATTCATAATTATTATACAATTGAATCGAACCATAATTATGTTGATTGGGTTATTAGTAGAAATATTGAGAGAGGAAATAAAGATAGAGCAAGAAATTTTTTACTGCAATATAAAGAATATTACTTGGAAAAAAATAAGGATTTTCCTTATGAACATTTTTTAAAATGTGTATTAACATCTGAATCAATACAAGAAATGACAGAAACAGGACCCGAATTAGTGGCACAAAAAACTGTGAGTGAACCAGAACCAACATCCGATCCAGAACCAGAACCCTATGTGGAAGTGATTAGTGTAAAATACCGTTAATATAACGGTCTGTTTATCTACCTAAAACTTCCCAAAATGCATATTTATTTTGTTCAATAAATAATATAAAATTCCGAAAAGAGCACTCATAAAAAGGTACCCATTGATATTTAAATTGCCATCTTTCGAAAAAAGAATAGGAAAGTAGGAAAACAAATATTTTCTAAATACAGGTAATTGAAACAAAAAATAAAGCACTGCAAGCAGTATTGGAACCTGTATTTCATTGTATAAATCATCTAATCTATTACTATTTTCTACATTATAATTGTAATCATTTATAATTTCAGAAGTTTCTTGATAATTTTTAATATAATCTTCTTTATGTTGAGTAGGAGGTGGTGGTATAAAATTAGGTTGAATATTTACGTCATGCGTTAAATTACTTGTATTCATTGGAATGTCTCTAGATGGTAATTGAGTTGCACCAGTCGCGCTTGCTTGTTGTAATCCATTTACAATTTGATTAATGGTAGTTTGGTCTAAACTAACTGAATTTGTATTTGTATTCATATTGGATTGTTGTACTACTGTATTTTGTCCCGGGTTAAATGATTCGCTTGCGGATAATGATATATTATTACTAATATTTCCTCCATTAGCCGGATTAGTTGGTAAATCTAAAATGCTTGTTGTGGATTCACTCATATAACCTAATAATTATTATAAAGAATGATTGATTATAATAATTACGCAAAAACGCAAATACGCAAATACGCAAAAACGTAAAAATGCAAAAACGCAAATACACAAAAACGTAAAAATGCAAATACACAAAAACGTAAATAGGCCTGTTTCTCTCTATCCTTCTCCTAAAAATCTACTATTTTTTTATTAGAATCGCATATTGACGATTTCATATTATATTTATAACATTTATTATCAACTTTATAAACCTTATCTTTTATTTTGTCTAAATCAACAGCGTGAAATATAATACAATTTCTATCTTTACATATAGTTCTAAATAAAGAGGCCAATCCAAGACCTAATAAAATAGACATTAAAATTTTTCCATTTTCAGTATGAATAAACTTTGATGCATGAAACATAGTTCGTACTTATATTTAATTTATATTTAATTTTGAATAGGAATTTCATTTATCAATGCTTTATTTTTTGGGCATTCTACTTCAATTTGTTCAAAACAAAAACAGTTGTCGGCTTTATCTTTGAATAAAATTTTATCAACATTTTCAGGACTAGGGTAAATATAAATTTTTTTCATTTCTGCTCCATAAATATAGACGAAAAATAATCCAATTGCAAAACTCACTAGAAATACATATAAATTGATAAATTTAAAAATCATTTGTTATTTTTTGAATATATTTTATATATATACATATATTTATTTGATTAATTTTTATTAAACTTTTTCTATAAATACGTTAGTAAAACTCTCTAAAATCAAGTTCCTTTGCAACTATATTTGATAAAGTGTTTAATAACATATTATAATTTTTCACACCATTTTCTTCCGTATATAATGTAAGCAGTGTTTTTTGATACGATTTATCTAATTTATTGAAAAATTTATTATAATTGACATTGCCAAAATCATAGGTTCCATCATCTAAAATCTGTGGTGGAATAATTAAATTTCCAGGTTGTACAAATACCAATTGTTTATTATCTTTCCTGTTTTGAATATATTTATCCATTGTTTCTTGTAACCATTCTCTATCAGCAGACAACGCATCTCTATATTTTGGTGGCAATTTATTCCATAAATTCGCGTATTCTGGTTCATCCCATATTACTGTTCCATCTTCTTGAATTCTTGGTCTGGTAGTTATTATTTTCTCTTGTGGTGCTAATTCTTCGACTTCTATATTGATTTCTTCATTTTCATTTTCAATCACTAGTTTTTTATTTTTAGAACCTTTTGTCTTACGGGTTTGTTTGACTTTTGATGCGGTACCATAATCAAAAGCAATGACCTCCGGTTCAATATAATCATCTTCTAAATTCAAAAAAGTATATTTTTGTTGAACCAATGTATATGTATTATCATGTTCATTATATTCAACTAAATTGTTTTTATATTTAAGATTCATTAATTCTTTTAAATTTGGTTGTAATTGATTTATGTAAATTTCTACACTATCTCTTACTAGTTGAATATCATTTGTAGAATTGTAATCTTTAATAGATTGTTTTATATCATTAATTAATATATACGTTTTTTCTTTTAATTTTTCAATTTTCTCTTCAGTATCTTTATTATCAATAACTTGGAATAATGACTCATAATTAATGTTTAAAAGTAAATTAATATCGTTAATTGTGTCTTTTAATTTATCAAAATTTTCAATTGCCATTTCACTTGAAATGTAACCAAACAATAATTTATTTTTATCATCAATAATGTTATTTTTGTATTTTTCGTTATCTTTTTCTAATTCTTTAATATGATCCAACATATTAAAAGTTATACCAGCATTTATTATTATATTCAAATTACATGGTTCTGTAAGACTCCCACAAATTGCTGTTAACTCTCTAAATTCATTAGACGGGTTATATTTAACGGAAAAAATAGTTCCTACGGGTCTTTTACAATTAATACATTTTGGTTTAAATTTTTTAAACTCAACTCGTTTTTCTCTCCAACTTAAATCGTTATTTTTAATAATTTTTTTTTTCTCTTTTATGATTTCAATTTCATAATTATTTTTAAATTTATAATATTCGTTTAATGAATCTGCAATATTATTTTGATTTGACATATTCTTTATTATAATAAATAATAATATTTATTTTATTATTTATTTCACTATTTCACTATTTTACTATGTAACTATTTTCCCTAATAAACAATTTTATTATGAACTAAATCATAATCACTATCCCATTTAGGTAAACCAGTAATTAATTCTTGGTGTGCCTTCTTTTTGGCTTCTTGAAATTTCTGTATTTTAGTTAAAATGTATTGTTGTTTTTCTCTATCTTTCTTTTGTTTTTCGATTGGTGTTAATTTACCTTTGTATTTATAAGTCAAAACAATTACTAAAATTAGAGTAAAAATTATAAATAATGTCATATTAAATAACCAATTATGCAAATTTTCTTTGAATTTATGACACTGTTTTAATGTTTCGTTTAAGAAATATTTTACCCCATTTTCGACTAATCTAGGGTTGGCGTGTTCATAATAATCCATTAATAAATACTTTTATAATTATAAAATAAATTATACATATTATCTATATGGCAAATTCTTATTTAAATATTATAACTTTTGTATTAACTACAGTATTTTATTATTTGGCGTTAAAACCAAATTTAAAATATGATCAGTTAACTAATGCTAATGAATATAAAAAATATATTCAAAACAATAATTTGTATTTAGTTATTTATTTTTTATTAGTTTTAGTAATACAATTTATTGTCAATACCAGTATAATATCTAGTAAATGTGGTGGTGCAATATCTGATAATTTGGGTGCTGCAGGAACATTAACATTTATACCATGGTTTCTTATTTTTGGTGTTGTTATTATTATTATTTTAATATTCCCTGGTTTCAAATCTGCCTTTTCTGATGTTGTTGGTTATTACTATGTATCAAGTTCAGCCAATAAATTATTGACTGAATTATTAATTAATACAAAGGTAAATCAACAAATAGATAAGGCTACAGGTGGAGAAATTATAAATGATCCCGAACAATATACATATCCAAATGCAAGTGCTCCCCCCCTTCAAATTCAAGAAAAACCAATTAAAACGCCTGCTGAACCTAAAGGAAATATAAGACTAGTAGGAGGTGCCACAAAAAAAGACATGGAAGCAGCTGCCGATATGATTATTAAGATTTGTGGAAATACAGCCATCATAATAAATCAAATGGTTCCTACTAATTTTGTGGATTATTGGAATACTCTTCAACCATTAATGAAAGAAAAATATCAAACAAATACAAGTTTGTTAGATGAAAAGAGAGATGAATTATTTGAGTTGGTTGTGGCCAAAGATAATGTTGGTGAAGCCATGTGGTATATTTATACAGGATTATTAATAACATCTATTACACAAATGAAAATTTCAACACGACAATGCAATACTAATCCAAAACAAATTGCTAAAAATTATCAAAAATATTTAGATAATCAAGCTAACGCCAATAAAAAACAAGAACAAGCAACAAGTACAGTTTACACTTTGACTAATTAGACAAATCAAAATAATTTAGGTCTTGCAATATAAAACATTACTGTTAAATAACTCAATATTCCTAAAATAATAGATAACAACCAAATGGGTAAAATTGTTTTATTTTTATATCCTACACCAAATTCTCTAATACTTCCATCTTTATTGTACAGGAAAACCGGTTTAATCATTATAATTATTCCAAATACTAATACAAATAATATAATTGAAATAGTTGTGATATGTTCTCTTATATAATTTCTGTTTAAAAACATTTTTAATAATTCTTTGATATAATATATAATACTAATAATAAATATATTCTAATTAAAAATTTTTGTAAATTATAATATAAATTCTTATAATTTACAAAATTGGTTGGTATTTTTAGTAAAGGTCTTACTGAGATTCGAACTCAGGTTTCAAGATTCAAAGTCTTGAGTGATAACCAACTACACTATAAGACCAATAGTCGTTGATGAGAAAATATGTTTCGGGTAGGTTCATTTATTTCCCGCATATTCCTATTAATCTTATTGCGTATTCTTTAAGTATATTTTGGAATAAAATAATTTTAGGCCCATATATTTGATTTAAAACGAAATTCTCCATATTTACCATAACCTCCTAAAAACCCTAGATTATTGAAATAGTTTTTCACTGTATAAAATATGCGGTTTTTTTTATATTTTTCAAATAAATCTCTTTGTAAATAATCGTCGAGTGGGTTAGATATACATTTTGTAAAATTGCAGAGTTCTTTGGCAAATTCAGAATGTATGCTATATGCACAAAACCCCCATTGAAAATAATGTTTATACAGATATTCATTATGAAAAATTAAATTAGATGTATTTGAGTGTTGTTCTGGATGCTTATATAAAAAAATGGAGTCATATTCGTTATCTTTTAATGAAGTGTAAACCTTTTCAATAGATTCAATTGTCATGTATTCAGAAATATCCATATCGTCTTCTAAAATAATATGAATAATATTAGGGTTATTTTCTTTTGATGAAATAATTTCCCAGCATTTACGATGAGTTAAAAAACATGCGATTTGAGAGAGAGAAAGATTGTTGTTTGTTAATTCTATATTTGAATTATTTAACATGGATATAACATCAACTTCTTTCCAATGAATAGCCTCTATGATCTCAACCTTTGCAAATCCTAATTGCAATAATTTTATACTCAAATTTTCTACGTGTTCTCTCCTATCAGAATTTTTTATAGACAAAATATAAGCTATAAAAATCATTTTTTTTTAAATTTTATTATTTATAATAAATATCTTCAATATCTTTAATATCTTTAATATTTATTTACACCTTTTTTACTTTTACACTTCTTTGACACAACCTTTTCAAAAGGTTGTTTTACTCAAAATCATCATAATTTTCTACTTCATCTCCTTCAAACTCACCATCCATATAATATTCTGTGTATCCAGACATATCATAAGCTTCTCTCTCAATTTCAGCATCACGCTCCATTTCATCAATAAAATCATCTAATACGAATCCAGCACTATTAGCGTCAAGGTTACTGTTCTTGAGTTTTATCTGGGCTTGTTTTTCATATTGTAACATTTGTTCCATAAATTCCCGTTCTTCATCATAATTTTCTTTTACATAAGTAGTCAAACCTTTTTGAAGTCCTTTACTCCACATTCCCAATTTATTCACTTTCAAAATTGTATCAGCATCTCTCTCTTCATCCGTCATAAATTTCAAACGGTCTGTCATAATATCCTTCTCCTTTTCTTTCAATTTAAAAATACGGTCTAAAACGTCGTCATATGAAATATCAACAACATCTTTATGGGTTTCCATGATTGATAAGAATTCTATAAGCAAATTAGCCACTTTGGTTTTTAATTCTCTCTTATTTCCTCGTAAAACAGTAATATCTTCTTCCACATCATTCTCTATTCCAACTACTCCTATAATATCAAGAGAAGCATTTGTCTCGTCTATATAATCAACTGTAAATAGATCTTGTACTTCTTGTGTTTTTCTCATTTCTCTTACAATCATTTTATCATCATCGCATAAATAAGTGTATTGCAATAATATTCTGAAAAAATAATATTCAAATAACAATTTACTAGTACGTTCATCGAATATTGGTTTCAGTTCTTTACCGTTTTTATTTGTAGTTGCAAAAGAAGGCGTATTTTTTGATAATTTTAATAAATTATCACATGATTTCTGAATATTTTGCAATATATTGATCAAACTAGGCACATCATAAAATATACCTAATTTCTCGTAATAATGACTGATGTCATCCTTTATTTTTTTCTGATGATTTTTTGATAAACCCAAATAATTTGGAATAATATTTTCTTTATAATCTACTTTGTTTAAAATAATATTTGGAAAAATCTTCGTGAAATTTTCTATAAATGATTGAAAAAATTTAATAAAACTGTAAATATTTGTTTCCTCTGTTTTCCATTCCGAAATTACGTCTATAAAACTCATGACATTTTTTAATTGCTTTCTAGTAACATCAGATCCTTTATTTTGATTAATAAAATCTATTACGTCCAACTTCATTATACTGGTTTGTTTTACTAAAAAATTATTGAGGTCTTTTATTTGTGGTGTCGTGACATCGGAAGCAATACTAAAAGTATCCATTGCATTCAAAAGTAATTTTCTTAAAGATGGTTCAACGATTTCTTCATTTTCATTTTCCATTTCTTCTAATAAAGCATTTAATTTTCGTAATGAGGTAATAATTGGTTTATATATATCAATGTCAATTATATTATTTCTTGAAACAATTTGAAGCATTCTTAAAAATGATTCGAGACTATAATTTACACCATTTTCTTTTAATTTTTTTGCAATTTCGTCACGACTTTCTCCAATCCCGGACACCATGTTCATCGGTTTTTCATTACAAAGCGGTAATAAATCTTCTGGAATTGGAAGCAATGAATTAAAGTGGCAAAAATGAATAAAAGCATAACTAATTGTTCTATTATCAAATTCTTTTTTAATAGCTGGGTAAATATTTTTCGTATTTATAGGACTATAGAGCAATTCGGCTTTGGAATAATTTGTAATATCTTGTAAAATATTTGTCAGGTTTTCTACTATTTTATTATAATCAGTGATTCTAGGATCTTCTTTTTCAAAATAAGCAATTGTCGATTTCTGGTCAATATTCTTTTCTTGACAACAAGAGTTCTCCAAATAATATTCATTATTTATTTTACTAAGTGTCAAGTCTTTTTTCTTTACAATTTCTTGTATTCTCTCTTGAATGGCGAGAGAAAATTGTATTATCTTGGAATTTACGACTAATATTTGTTCTTCTTGCTTCTTAGATCCAGATTTAATATTTTGTAATAATGATTGTTTAAATTCGCTGGAAATATTGACTAAATTTTTGATTTTAAATGGTGAAATTGGCGGCAAAAATTCGATCCAATTGGCTACATTATGTTCTTTTGGGATTTCTTCTTCAGGATTCAATAGCAGATATTCATTTTTCTCATTCATCTTTTGTTTTACATCCGGTAATTTGAGTAAATATTCATTTATCACGAGAGAAATCTTATTTGCGATATATTCTTCCTTGGAATTTTTTAGTACATACCATGGTTTGGCGACGTTTTTTCTAATTTGATAACAAATACATGACAAGTATTTTAAACTAGTCATATCCCCGGCTCCATCAAAAGGATAACCTACAAAAGATCTCACGCATCCAGGAAATGTCTTGCGAGTTTTTACAGAAGGAATACTTGTTTGAACTGCAATTAAAAACATTCCTAATGTATAATACAAAATACTTGTATAGTATAGGTCTTCATAACTCTTAGGAACCTTTGCATTTGGTTTATTCGATAATTCTTTAATTCGTTTTTTATAATCTTCTTCTTTTGGCATTGTATTTTTCAAAACTTCAGTTACACCGTTAATAATAAATTCTTTTTGATATTCAATATTAATACCTATGGCAACGGATAGTGCAGTTACTACATTAGAAATCATTTTTGATTCTGGAGTTTCAAATCTCAATGCATTTTTCTGGACTTGTGCTAAAGTTATGTTTTTATCAGATAAAGTCACTAATTTATTTCCTGCATCTTCCTCTAAAACACCACGAGTGGAAATTCTAAAACCACCTTCATACCCCTCTTCAACATTTAAATCAATGTATTTAATAGTATAACCACTATATTTATCTACCCATTTATCACCATCATCACTTAATACACCGATTTGTTTTATTATTAATTCCATAAAATCATTATAATTTGAAGTATCATTCAAATAACCACAAGCTAGATTATACTTAAAAGTAGGCATTAATTCAACCCCAGTTTCTGTACAATATAACCAATGAGGGTTTTCTCTCGTTCCTAATGGTCCCAAACCATCTTCAATAAAAGGTCGTGTGCATATTTTAACGAATTTGATAATATCATGCTGTTTTTTAATGAAATCAGATTGTCCTAATATTAGATCTCTATATTTCGCGAAAGGTGATACAATAACAGGAGTGCTCGTTCCATTACCATAACCGTCATCTATTTTATAACCAATTTTATATCTTTGATTATTGTATTTCAACATATTTTCAGTTTCTAGACGACCTACAATTCGGAGTATTTCAAACAAATAAGTATATTTTTTTTTAATCTTTTCTTCAAATTCTTCTTTAGTTTCGTAATATTTTTGATCAAATTCATTTAAAATGTCTTTTAATACATTTTGTTGTAATTCCATTTTGCTTATTTCCATACTTTCACACTTATCCCCTATTTTTTCAGGAATACTTATACATTTTTCTTGTAAATTACATAATATATTTGAATCAGATATACCCGATTTTTGTTCTTGTTCTATATCTTTTTGATTGGGATCTAATATCCATTCATTGTTCTTACGCACATAATATTCAAAATAAGGTCCATTTTCATTTAATAATTTCAATATAGCATATTGACCATTTAATACTTTTTTATAACCCGATATCAAAGCATCAGCCATATATTCTGCATCTTCATCACTGAGTTTTTTATCATTTTTCAATTTATTAGTTAAAAATATTATAAATTCTTCCGGTTTTTTAGTCATCATTTCTTTTTCAAAATCATCGATTAAACCATAATTAGTATCATCATATTTTTTATCAAAATATATTTGTTTGTCATTATCATTTAATAATTCATCCCGACTAAAATACAATTTTGCAATTGTTTTATGATTTGATTTATCACTGCAAGAATCATTTTTTTTATCATTTTCAATATCATCTCGCAATTTTAATTTGTCGTCTTCGAATAAACTATTAAATTGGTCTGGATATTTTAATGGAATGCTTTGAATAGATAATGCAGCACTATACAATCTGGAATAATCTTTTAATGTAACTTTTCTCAATAATTCGCTATTTGTATAAATTAGTTCACTCGTATTAATAGGAATATCGTAATCATCAAAAACATCCTTTCTTAAATTATTTTTTTCGGTAAGAATATGAATAACAGGAAACGCGTCAAATGGTAATGGTTTATTACCGAGTGTTGTCTTATAATTTTTAAGTCCATAAAATATTTTACTTCTCTCCAAGAAATTTTTATTATATTCTGAAATTTTTTCATTAATAAACTGAATAATTAATTTATACTGAACATAGGTTAAATTGTCAGTATACACTAAAAATGGTTCTAAATAACTAACAACATCGATTAATGATAATTTGCCATTGATATATTTTTTCATTAGATTGAATAAAACGCGTGTTTTTGGAACAATTGTATCGACAAAATATTCATATATTTCTTGTTTAGTGAAACCACTTTCTCTCTTATCGTCTTCGGAAATATTGTTCACGTAGTTCTTAATATTATTCACAAAATTATTTTCTTCGTATTCAATTTCATTCCTAATATTATCTACCGTTATAATCTCTACATTGGCATTTTTCTTTAATAATTGCCAATAATCAATAAAAATAGAATTTAGATTAGCGCGATTTAAAATATTTGTTCCAGGCAAGTTAATTTGAGAGAAACGTATAAATGGTTCTGGTAAAGTCATAACTGATTTTAAGTATAAATCATCGTTTTGTGTTAATTTAACGCGAACTGATTCAAAACGACTACCTTTTAAATTTGTCGCATCTAGTTTGGTCAACCCTAAATTATATTTTTGTATGACAAACCGTTTTGTATTCAATAAATTATTGGCAAATACACTCGAGTAAAAATCACCCAGATTGTCAATGATAACATTTATATCTATGTTAGTTTGTTTTTCAATCAAGATTTCATTTAAATATTCTTCGTTAATTTCGTCAAATGGTGTGAAATAAGGATTTAATTCTTTATACAGAGAAGAATATTTATTTTCTTCATTCGGTAAATTATTTGCGCGGTAATTATCAAGTAAAGATTTCATATTTTCTAAATCATCATTGATACGAATATTAATAACATCATTTTGTTCTTCCTCAGTAACAACCAAATTCTCTACATATATTTTTTTGATATTTTTGACTACAGGTAAAATCCATAGTAAATTAGTATTGAAATTTTCAAAATATTTGCTTAGCGGTTTATAGTCGGATTTATATGTTATGAAATTGCTAATATTTCCATATTCGTCAAAAGTAGAAAAACTCTCTCTTAATTGAACAAATCGATCTATTATTGTGTGAATATTATTTAAAACGCGATTTGTTCTTTCTGAATTAGGAATAGTAGATAATAATTCATCTAATAAATCATTTGTTTGAGTTTCAATACTATATCTTTCTGATTTGCCATAAATATCAACAAATTGCACAATAGGTCCTAAAACTTCATTGCCAAATTGAATTTGATCGGCTTTAATAATGAATTCACGGATTTGTGTTTTAACTTGCTCTACCGGAATTTGTAATTGGATTGGTTGAGCATTTTCTTCACGTGTTAATTCTGGCAATAATTCTTCTATAGGTTCTTCTACATATGAAGTGTCCACCCCGGTATCCACCCTGGTCTCAAAGTCCCTAACAGGTTCTTCGGCAACACAAGGTTTCTCTCGAATTTCAATAAAATCAATTGGTAAATCTTCTGGAATTCCTTTGTAATCAAAATTAATGTAAATAACATCTCCATCTACCATTTTGATTTCAATCATATCATTTTCTAAATTTGTTATTTCTCCTGTAATGATTAAAGGTAAATCTCCGCCAAAATAAATATTAATACATGTTCCTGGTAAAAGTTGATGCTGTCTAGCATAACCTTTTTCATTACTTTTACTTTTAATAATAATTTTATTAATTGTACCGTCACTAATAATGCCATCGGTGCGAATTGGTAATTTTATTTTTTCTAAAGTGTTAACATTGATTAAAAACATTTTAGTTTTGTCAATATAATCAATGTAAAAAGTTTGACCATTTAGAATTTCATTTGTAGGATCAAATATTTCAATTACATAACCCAATTCTAATTCTATTTTTATTTCGTTATTTTCGTTATTTTTATTTGACATATATTGATTTGAGTGTTCTATAAAAACTATAGAAATTAAATATAAAGACAAAACTGTATATTTAAAAAATAGTAAAGTAAAATAAAATGGAAAATGTTTCATATTCATTCTTGAATCTGGGTAGTATTAATGGTTTCAATGAATTAATCCATAGTAAAAAAAATGACGGTTCTATGTCATCACCGAATATTCTAAAATTGAAGAAAATAGAGTTTAAAACAGAAAATAATGAAATATATAAAATCATTAAATATGATAAGAGTATTTTGAATAATGATTTAATTAGCACTTATGGATTATGTAGATCAGTTATAGTAAATAGTGATAATTGTGTTATTGGTTTTGCACCTCCTAAATCATTGAAACCAGATACATTTATGCAATTATATCCAGAAAAAACTAGTGACATTGTGGCCGAGGAATATGTAGAAGGTACAATGATTAATGTATTTTTTAACCCTAAAATTGGTTTGGGTGGTGGATGGGAAATGGCAACAAAAAGTACTGTAGGTGCTGTATCTAGTTTTTTCAAACAAAAAGGGGGAAAAAATTTTCGAAATATGTTTTTGGATGCTGCCGTAAAAAATAATTTAATATTAGAAAATTTGAATAAGAATTTATCTTATAGTTTTGTATTGCAACATCCTGATAATAGAATTGTAGTACCATTTAAAGAACCACAATTATATTTGGTTGCCATATATTTAATCGATAATTCTGACAAACAAAATATTCGTGTGTTTAAATATGATATGGAGAAGATTAAAAATAGTGATTGGTTAGGTGCAACAATTAAATTCCCAGAAGTTTATGAATTCACTGAATATCGAGAATTAATTGATAAATATGCTTCTATGAATACTAGTTATGATAAAGTAGGGTTTATTTTATATAATAAAAGGTCAGGAGAGAGAACAAAGGTGCGTAATCCAGCATACGAAGAAGTTCGTCAGTTACGTGGAAACCAACCTAAATTACATTTTCAATATTTATCTTTAAGGAAAGAAGGTAAAGTAAGTGAATTTTTGAAATTTTATCCGGAGAATAAGAATGAATTATCTATGTTTAGAGATCAAATTCATTTATTTACGACGACTTTGTATGGTAATTACGTGTCATGTTATATTAAAAAAGAAAAACCATTGAAGGAGTTTTCGGCACAATTTAGAACACATATGTTTAACATTCATAAATTATATTTATCAGAAATGAAGGAGAAAAAAGAACACGTCAAAATTAGTAGTGTCATAAATTATGTGAATAATTTGGAACCGTCTTTATTGATGTTTAGTTTGAATTATAATTTCAGACAACATGATATAGACAACCTCCACTCAACCTTTTGAAAAGGTTGAACCAAATCCACTCAACCTTTTGAAAAGGTTGAACCAAATCCACTTTTATTAAAAATGGATCAAAATCTATTAACCTTTTGCTCCACTTTTATTAAAAGTGGATATAAACATATTAAAAGAAACCTCATATAGTAATGTAATTATGTATCTATTTGCATTTCCATTATTGTCATTATTTCCATTTTTTTCTATACTAGCTTTAACATTTTCTGTTGAAATAAAACCTAAATTTTGTGTCAATTGTAGATATTTTATTCCTAATACGGATGGATTAAAAACTGAATATGGTAAATGTTCGATTTTTCCTTATGAAAATTCTAAATACTTGGTAGATGGAATCATTCGTGATACTGAATATTTTACTTGTTCAACTGCAAGGAGTTGTGAAAAATTATGTGGTAAAAATGGTAATAGATATAAGAAAAAATATGTTCGTTCCACTTTTAGAAATCCACTTTTAAAAAAAGTGGAGCAAAAAACCCATTTTTAGAAAATCCACTTTTAAAAAAAGTGGAGTAAAAACCACTTTTAAAAAAAAGTGGAGCAAAAAAACCACTTTAAAAAAAAGTGGAGCAAAAAACCCATTTTTAGAAAATCCACTTTTACACCTTTTAACGTTTCAAACGCCGAATTTTAGTTAGAATTCGTTAAAATCGTTAAAAATAATAATAGAGTAAATTATATAACAAATGGAAAATCTTGACGTTATATTTAATAAATATGATACTGATAAAAATACATATTTTCACAATTATACAAGACAATATAATACATTGTTAAGTAATTTTAGAGATAAACCAATAAAATATTTAGAAATTGGTGTTTTTAATGGAGGCAGTGTAAAAGCATTCAGAGAGGCGTTTAAAAAATCTACATGTATTTTAGGTTTGGATATTGATAATAGATGTAAAACATACGAAGATGTTGAAAATAATATATTTATAGAAATAGGAGATGCTACAGATAGGAATTTTATACAACAAATTACTAAAAAATATGGTTCATTTGATATTATTTTAGATGATGGTTCTCATAGAAATAAAGATGTAATAGAATCATTTGAATTATTATTTCCGTTGTTGAATGATAATGGATTATATATTGTTGAAGATACTATATGTTATAAATCACAAAGTTATATAGTTAAAAATTACGAAAATCATTTACAATATTTCTTTAAATATACACAATACTTGAACCAATGGCGTTATGATTCAACAGAAGGAATAAAAGATAATTGTATAGACCCTTTTAAAATTCAAAAAAAAACCGAAAATGTTTTTGAATATTCTATAGATAAAATAGAATATGGTTGTTCTTATATTGCTATTTTTAAAAAAAATAGAACACATTGGATTAAATAGTCGGCGTTTGAAATGTTAAAAGGTGTAAAAAGTGGAGTAAAAACCACTTTTAAAAAAAGTGGAGCAAAAAACCCATTTTTAGATAAAGGTACATAAAAAAATTGAAATTAATTTTAATTTTATATAATTATATATAATTAAAATTTGTATACTAAAAGATGGGAAGTTTTATTTCAGCACATAAAATGTTTTGTGATAGTAATAATAATGACAAAATCAATAATTCAACAAAAATATGTTATAAATGTTCAAAAAAAATACATGAAACCAGTTATATTATCTGTGTTCGTTGTAAAATAACATTACATAGTGATTATCTAGAAAAATACGGGAATAAAATTTACACAATATGCCCGTGTTGTGATAGTTGTGGAAGTTTGGGTATGCTGCAAGGGATTCCACTATCAACCATTAAGAAAGGGTGAACCAAAACACCTATATCGACCTTTAAGAATCCACTTTTATTAAAAGTGGAAAAAAACATATTAAAAACAAAACAATAAATAATTTATAAACCAAAAAATATAAAATGCGCTTTTTTTGTTTATTATTATCGCTAGGTGCTGTATTTTTTTCTAGTGTTGGTGTTGCTGGAAAGAAACTTTGTGAATCACATAGAAATGTAGATGTAGAAGGATCATTAATTTCATCAAATAGTTGTGTTCAATTTAGCGTTAGTTCTGGTACTGGTTGTGCTTGGATGTGTAATTATTGTGCAAGTCAACTAGGGACCAATAATTATTATTTCATCGATGGTGTATGCACATATCAAGAGGGGCAAGGTTGTGTGGGTAATCCAGTTGCCGGAAAAACATATACTTGTTGTTCTTTATAATTTAATAATTTAATAATTTAGTTTAAATATAAAATTAAATTATACTTATATATAAAAATATGTCATCACCTTTCACATTGACTTTTAACGCAACACAAGGACCAACCCTAACTGTATCAGGATTTACTTTTACAGTAGACCCTTTATTAGATACGGTATACATTTGTGACGATACTAGTGCAAGCACTACTTTAAATAACAATTTTTCTACAAATATCAGTGGAACTTTGGTTAGTGTAGAAAATATTCCATCGACAGTGACTACAATCGGGGATAATGCTTTTCAATACTGTAATGTTCTTACTATTATAACATTTGACGGAACCAGTAGTTTAACAACTATTGGAAATTATGCTTTTAATCAGTGTACTTCTCTTACTTCTATTATAATTCCTGGAAATGTAACAACTATCGGAGATTATGCTTTTCAAAGTTGCGGGGTAACTTCTATTATAATTCCTGGAAATGTAACAACTATCGGAGATTATGCTTTTCAAGATTGCAATGTTCTTACTACTGTCGATCTTACAAATGCAACTGGACTAACAACTATCGGAAATAATGCTTTTTATTCTTGCAGTGCTCTTACTACTGTCGATCTTACAAATGCAACTGGACTAACAACTATCGGAGATTATGCTTTTTCTGGTTGTGGTGCTCTTACTACTGTCGATCTTACAAATGCAACTGGACTAACAACTATCGGAAATAATGCTTTTCAAAGTTGCGGGGTAACTTCTATTATAATTCCTGGAAATGTAACAACTATCGGAGATTATGCTTTTCAAGATTGCAATGTTCTTACTACTGTCGATCTTACAAATGCAACTGGACTAAC